TCATAAAAGTCTCCTAAGAAACCATGATATTGTGCAAAGTCGGGACCCTCTACATTCCAATGAAAAGTATGTGCTTTAAAGTACAAAGCAAAGTTTGTACCTAAGATGACTTTCATTTGTTCGATTAGTTGTTCCATAATTTTATTTATTTCCTTTAATCATTTTAAGTAACTCGTTTGTACTTCCAACAAATACTGCTTTATCTATACTGACACTTTTACTAGATTCTGATTGAGGTGCAAGTTCTTTTTTACGCTTCTGAAGTTCTAATAAATCTTTATTCATCTCAGCCAGATTTTTCATCATTGTGGCTAAGACTTCATATGCTCTTGGTGATTCTGACTGATTCGCTACGGATGCCAGTTCAGACAATGCTCGGTTACCATTATCAATTAATGAACGCATATTGGTACGAGCAAATTCAGCATCAGAATCAATTTGATTAGTAGAATCCTCCACAATAACAGGCAATGTTTCTATTGTTTTTTCTTCAATAGGCTCAACATCAAAAATCTCTGACAAGTTTTTGTTTAGTTTTTTCATAATGTATCTGGCCATTCTTTAATTGTTTCGGTAAATCCAAAATCAGCGGGTGGTGCAGCAGTTGTCGGTGTGGGTTCAGTGATTACCGCAGCGGCATTGATTGATGTTACATCAAGTGTGGCCACATTGTATTTTGCACCTGAGTAATCACCAATTAATGTATATCCTGGTTTAATGTACTCATTGCCACCTGTGATAACAAGTGTACCAAGTGAAGTATTACTGAAGTATTCCACTGTACCAAAGAATCCATTAGCAGTGTCACGAATTGTTTCACCAGTGGTATATACATTATTACCATTGGCATAATCAACATAGACTTTTTGTATCAACTTAGATGTAAGGTCGATATTGACATTTGTATTTGCCTGATTAATAATCTTGCCAGATTTGACTGGTGGCCAGATGAAACTTTTAGCAGTAAACGTCAAATCCCATACAATAATTCTTGTTGTGCCGTCAGACATACCACCTTCATATTCAACTGTAGATGCAACAGAGTTGAGTATGATTGGTACAGTATATTTTTGATTCATTGCAGGTATAAAATCTACCACAACACTAAAGTCTGGCGTAAAAAACGGCAAAATTTGTTCTAGTATTTGTGTGCCGTCTTCTGTATTACGAACATATATTGATAAACTAAATTCAAAATTGTAAGGCACAGGAAGATATTGTGTCGCTACACCAGTATTTGTTGCTGCTGCAAAGTTCTGTAATGTAGAAATCTGTTTACGGCTGGAATCATATTCAAGACTGTCAAGATTAAATGACATTCTTGGTATCACAGAATTGACTGACTTAATAAGATTCGGATCAGAAGTAATCTGTGTCAAATATCTTTCTTTGGGTCCATACGACAACGGCACTTTAAGTTTTTCTTTTGGTGAACCTGATTGTGTATAACGAACAATCTCAAGATCATTAAACATTGTGCCAAACACAACAACCATTTTACGAATGGTGCGATGATAAAATTGTGCATTACCTAACATTACGGTTCTCCAAACGGATTAACTTCCGTAAAGTCAATGATACCATCACTTGCTGCTTCAATACGTGCATTGTCAATGATGTCTTCAAATGCTGTGTTTTGAACTGGTGCATCCGATGCAAGTGTAACTGTCCACTGTGCAGAACTTGTATTACCTTTTACATTGGCTGACGCTGTAAAGTCACCTTGCATACGATAAACATCAATATATGAATTTGGTTGAAAATCATAAACTAACGCTTGTGCTGTTGCTGAAGAAACATTTGAACCTTGATACACAATCTCATCATTTACAAATTTACCTGAACCTGAACCTAAAGAAATACGTAGTCTTGGGTAGTAATTACGAATACTATTATCAATTTCTGCGATACCTGTTTCAATAATTTCATTGGAAAAGTAAAACTGTTTCATTCTTAAAGCATAGACATATACATTACCACCACGACCACGGCCTAATGTATAAAACATTGCTTGATCGTTTTCAGATTCCACACTAGTAATTTCAAAAAAACTTGTGGTCATTGGCACATAAACTAAATCACCTTCACGTGGTCTTGTGTAGCCATTAACTGTATATCTAAATCTTAGTCGTGATATAAGCATGGTGACTTCATCACGAATTTCTAAGCCAAATTTAGATATAAAATCTTGTTCGCCATCAAACCCCGAAACATTTTCAAGGTACATCTCAATGGCATGTGCGGTCAAATATTGTTTGAGTGGATCTTCACCAAAAAGGTAATCTACCTGGTCACGTGTTGTGCGTGGCAAATAATAGACATCTAGCCCATAAATTTTAAGTGCTTCAATTACCAAGTCTTCAACCAGCAGTTGCTCAGGAGTAATCGGAGCATCTGCAAGTCTGCTTGGAAAATTATTAAAATAGAAGTTTGTGGCGATTTTAGTTACCTATCGCCTTTCTTGAAGCCCACCATTCTTTAATTCTTTTAGATTGTTGTGCTTTATAAGCCGGATCATTTTTGCGTTTTTTCGCTGATTTTTTTCCAGCGTACTGTGCTTGTGCGATCTTTTTAGGATTATTAAATCTAACTAAACTCATTTTTTGTTTGGTTTCATCACTGTGTTTTTTACCCAACATAGGTTCCACATTTCTATTATTTCTGGCAATTTTTAGTTTCTTTTTTGTCTCTTCACTATGATTTTTATCAGTCATACCACCTTGACCACCATGAGTCATATTATAACCACAACCATTTTCAAAATAAGAATTGTTTTCTTTTATAAAAAATGTTTCCATTTCTTCCAAAAGATATTTTTTATCTTGTGATTCAAAAATGACTTCCCAAGAAAAAACATCATTACCATATTTTTGAATGGCTTTATGTAATAAATAATGACTTCCTTTTTTTGAGCAACTTTTATGTTCAATAATTCTTTTCTCTAAAGATTTATGTGTGTAACCAATGTAAACTTTTCCATTTACATTATTAGTGCATTTATAAATCTTATATGTTTTAGTAGCCATTATCCAGTAAAGATTTCTGATGGTAGAGAACCCATCATGTAGATTTGTTCTTCCATCTCTTTAATTTCTTCTGTTGCTTCATCATAAATCTTTTGACCATTGAGTGTTACACCACCTGGCATTTGAATACCTTCAAACTTTTTAAGGTTATTGCCCCACTGTTGTTTGATTTTTGCTGTGGCTAATTGTTTCAGAAAACGGTCGTTCCATACATCAGTGGTACCTTCAATTTGAATTGCTGAATTGTTATGTGTCAGCGTTGGTGGTCCTACTAATGTTAAACTTGTAGGAGATTCAATATTACCAACTTGTTTTGATTCTGTGCCAATAGTAATGAAGTCAAACGGTACAATTTCTTGATCAAATTTTGTGCCATATCCAGTAATGGTATTTGAAGATGGTGAACCTGTAACTGTACCTGTCAATACAACTGTCTCTGGTCGAATTGTACGATAACACTCAACGACAACCCAATCACCAGGTTGCACATCTCTTGTCCAATCAATGTCAAGAAACACTTTATTTTGATGACGATTGAATCTAAACTGTGGTGTACCAGAAAATAGCAAATTCAATGTACGTAGATGCTGCATTGTGATTTCATAGGACACATATGATACCGAAGTAAAGTCATATAAATCGTGCAGACGTAACTGATAACGCAAATCAAACATGTTGATTGACGCATTAGATTGATCAAATGGAAAAATACCAGTGACAAATTGCACAGCATCAGGACAGTAAATCCACTTACGATTAATATCTTCTTGTGTAATTTGATGTTTCATGAACAGTTTTTCTGTTCCATCAAAATGATAATCACGCCAAAAATTTAATGCATCATCAATACGATCATCTACTTGATCATCATCAACGTTAATTTCAATAACTGGCCAACCAAGTCGGCGTAAGCAATAATCTTTAAATTGTTGTCTAGTTGAAATAGTCATGATGTTATGGGTTTTGGTTTATTGCTTTTTGAAAATTAGAGTTTGCTGCTAATATAGTATATGTATTTGCTGCCGTTTTTATAATATTAAAAGAATATACATCAACAGATTCTTGTTGCGTTGTTGCAAAAGATGGTGCAGAATTGCCCAAATAAAAAGGAACTTGTAACACACCATCAACATATACATTTGCACGATATCTTGTCGCACCTTGTTTCAACAAAATTGCCGTGGTGACTGATTGTCCTATAGACAATTGTGAATCTAAAGTATTTTGTGTATTTGCTCTTAGATTGAAAGTTACATTTGCAGTAGTATTTGAAGAAAAGAAATATACTGTATTATTTTGTAAATCAATATTTACATTGCCACCAACCGCTGTTGTGAAAACATTGGCGCTTTCAAATACTTGTGTCAAAGATATTTGTAAATTTGCAGCAAGAGTATTACCTGCGACCTGACCTGCTACGATATTATTAGCACGAACACTGTTGGGCGCCAAATCATCACCAGTAATTGTTTGTGGTGCAATCAAGTTACCAGTAATTGTACCAGCAACAATATTATTACCACGAATAATGTTATCGGCTAAGTCATCACCAGTAATTGTTTGTGGTGCAATCAAGTTACCAGTAATTGTACCAGCAACAATATTGTTGCCACGAACGGCGTTTGTTGCAATTTTATTTCCAAGAATTGCACCATCTGCTATACGACCCGATTCTACTTTTTGTTCTGGCATATTACATACCTCCAAATAAGAAAACATCATCAAAGATGTCAGGAGGTGATACTATATTGTTTCCAGAAACAGCATTGTTAGCGATTAAATTACCTGTAATTGTGCCGGCGACAATATTATTACCACGAATGGCATTTGTCGTAATGTTATTACCAGATACAGCACCACTAGCAATCAAGTTGCCAGTAATTGTAGAAACAACAATATTATTACTAGCAACAGCACCACCAGCAATTAAGTTGCCCGTAATATTTGTTGTTCCAATGAGAGGTGAACGGACTTTTTGAATCATTTATCCTAAACCAAAAATTGTATTAGAACTTAATAATGTATATGAATTTGCATCAACTTTAATAATAGTAATTGAATACACATCAACTATAGGTCTAGCCAACGTTGAGGAAAATCCAGGTCTTACATTACCAGAGTATCTAGTATTTGCTGCTTGATATACTCCGTCAATTGCAATATTTGCTGAATATTGTGCAACGTTCTGAGATATCAAAAATGCTGTGGTAATTGATTGTCCTGGGTTTAAAATTCTATCAAGAGGTATTGTAGAATTACCACGAAGATTAAATGTCAAGTTTCCTGATGGAAACTGAGTTATATAATATATGGTTGATTCAAGTAAATCAATATTTACATTACCGCTTAACTGAGCAGGAATTATTTTTGATTGCTCAATAAGCCTAGTTAATGGAGCAATTTTGGTTGAAGTAATACCATTATCAACTATTGCTGCACCATTGATTGCATTAGGCAAAAAGTTTACATTGACTGCAATGTTTAAAGTATTTGAGGCAGGACTAAACGATATGTTACGATTAACATATTCTGCTGTTGTTCTGCCAGATATTGCAGGCTGCAAACCGACATAGTGAATTGTTGCATCACTGACGGTTTGCAGTATTGGTAATGTAGTAACAGTTTGCATTTATGCTTGTGCTTCTGTCCATGATAGGCGACTAAAAATTGGTGCAAAAGGTGTGCCAATATTACGAGCAACAATTGTTACAACATCCGGGCCATCTGGATAAGGACTTGTGGTTGGATTAGAAGTGCCGCCACCTAAAATGCTATTACCTAAATCACGAACCAAAGGTAAATCAAGAGATGTTGTAGTAAATGTTGAAGCACCACCAGAAGCATTTGTAAATGCAGCAAAAATAACTTCACCACCAGTTACAGCAGTATTTGCGGTGTGATTAATATATTGTACAAGACTTGAACCACCAACACTTGTCCATGTTGGAGTTGCATTAGCAATTTGTCCGTTTAGAACAACTTGAATCAAGAATGCACCGCCAGATAACAAATCCAACTGTCGTAAGACCATTTGCATACGATTGATAATTTCACGGGTGCCTAAAGTCGCACCAGAAACACCAGCACTTACTGAAGGTGCAATACGGAAACTTTGTAGTGCTGATGGGAAAGATGACGAAACGTTTGTAGATGTAGTCATACCTTGTGTAAACACAAACGATTTATCGTCATCGTAACGACCATCCATCATAACCGAAGTGCCCCAATGTGAAATACGTGGTGCATAACCTGGTGCGTGTAGTTCAATGTTTGTTGGTGTTGTTGTAGAGAATGTAAATGTTTGTGCGGCATTTGCCATTGGAGCAAATGTAACAAAACCGGTTCCACCAATTTGCGGTGCCATGCTCAATTGAATTGATACATTAGGTACAATTGACTGAACGACTGCCACTTGAGGAATATTTGCACTGACTACATACATGCCTTCTTGAATACCTACTGTGGTTGAACCAGGAGCAAGATTCAGTGTAGCGTTTGCTGTGGTCATAATACAGTTGATTGTATTACCTTGTTGACCACGAAGCAGGTTGTTAAATGTCCAACCAGTAGGTGAATTGTTTGTAATACCGTTATACGAAACATATTCTCTTTGACTCAGACCAGTAGAACCCCAACCTTCAATCAGTAAAACACCTGCTGTTGGGAATCCAGAAGCATTTGCTACGTTTAATGAAGTGTCTGCTGCTTGTAACGTAGAATTGAGCCTTGTTCTTGGTGCAAAGGTGTTTGTTTCATATCTTGCTGGTAAGTTACCAGAACGCATGTATGCTTCATAGTTGACATTATTGTTGACCAACTTATGACAATAATATACATTACCGTCAGTTGTTCTGAAACCCCAACGAATAAATCCGGCACCATACCATGAATAATCAAGGTACAACATTTGCATTTTAGTCAGATCAAGAATATAACCTGAAGGTCCTGTACCATCACAACGATCAATGTTCCATTGTGATTGTGGAATTCTAAAATCAATAGTTTTTGTTGCTACTGCTTGTACGGCTGGAACTTCACCACGATATGCCGGTGAAATTGAAAGTTGTTGATCAGATAAAATCTCAGTTACACGATATGACATACCTTTAATAACAACATAATCACCAACTGCAAGTTCAGTAGAGAACTTGGTTGTAACCCCGTTGTATGTAATACCATTTACAATCGTGTTTGCAACGTTTGCTGAAACAAAACCAGACAATTGATATGTTGATGAACGACGAACTGCATACAATTGTTGTCCGTCATATTCAAAGAAGATACCATTTTGATCATCAAACATACCTACACGATTTGAAGCACCAAACCAGTTATTGATTGAGCAACGATAAAGTCCTGTTGCTGTAGCAGTAGAAGGTGTGCTATTTGCAACATAAGTAAAAGTATAGGGGTCAATTACATCACGAACACTAAATGTACCATTGTATGCTGATTGATCGGCATTCGCAATTTGAATGTTTACATTAGGACGAATTTGGTGTGAATACTTTGTACGTACAGTTACTAATGCACCTGAACTTGTAATTGAATCAACTGACAATTGAGGCTTCAACATTGTGCCCGTTGACATTTGAATGCCTTTACCGGACTGATAACGGAAATAACGGCGTGTCTGGCGAATCAATTGATTGTTATGTCCTTCTGCTGATGTGGAGAATTCAACACCACCATCAAACGAACGATGAACAACTGTGCCACGTGCAGAAGAGAATAGGTTTGCTTGACCACCAGAGGTAATACCTGTTGCACTTACTGGAGCAACGTTTGCATCAATGCGGAATACAGTGTTAGAATAAACACCAGTAACAGTAAATGTACCATTAGGCGCACCAGAAGTTGCTGCTACTGTGCCTTGAAGAACAATTTGATTGCCAAGTGAAAGACCATGAGCAGTCGTTGTTGTTACTGTTCCATTTGAGAACGTGCTAATAAAATTAATGTTTGATAATGGAATATTAGCACGTGTAAAGATCGAACCGTTTGCAATGAATGTAGTATTTGGTATATTAATGTTTAAGTTTGCTGAACCAATCGCAGTGTTTACGTAACGTTGTTTTGCCGCATATCTAAACCATTGTCCTTGTTGTGCTGCATCAACCATAAAGGTACCTTCAGATGGTGCCCATGTGGTATCTGAAACAAAAATCGGAGTGTTTACAAGAGGTGTATTTGCAGTGTAAACAGTTACAATATTTGAGTTTGAGTTTACAACCACTGCCGTAGGAATAATTGGACCACCAATTGAAATTTGAAGATTCGCACTTGTGTTTTGATAAGCATATGCACGATTGTTTACCAAACCAACACTTTCCCATTTAGTTGCTTGTTGACCATATTCAAAATCGGTATCAATTAACGATTGAGGCTGAGATACACGAAACTTATTTACTGGATCAGTATATAATTCTGAAGGTTTGAAAGTTTCTTCAAAGTCATCAACAATCACTTGAAGTTTATCTGTAGCAGACATTGCTGTTGTGTTATATTGCAGCACAAGTGTAGTCGTTGCAGCACCACTGATAGTATTCTGTGCAATTGCGTGAGAAGTCAGCTTCAGATTTGGATCTGAAAAGTTGAAAATTACTTGGTTGGTATTGGCATTTGTAATCAACACAAGTCGTTCACGTGGAACTATTTGATTCAACACAATCGTTCTTGTAGAAGGTGTGAACGAATAGTATGTGTCTATAATATCTTTTCTAGCCATTTTGACTCCAAAACATTGGGAAAGTGTTTGTTTTTTTAAATTCTTTACTATTTAGCATTCAGTATCCCATGAATATATCCGTGGGTCTGAATGGGTAAATCTTTGTATTTTGTGCTGGCGCACCTGAAACCACACGAATCATCACATCGGCACCTGCCGGCACTGGGTCGGCAAATAATATTTGCCCACTGCTATCTAAAGTATACCCTTTTGGTGCAGATGTAACATGACTCATCCAAAAAGTTTCAATGTTGTTCGCATATGCTGCCTGCATAAGTCCGGAAACTGATACCATAAGATTCCATGGACTTGCAACCGATACATTTGCTGTATTGTAAGTTAATGGAAATATGTTTGTAACACCATCAGTCAAATATGAGATGTCATCAAGGTCATAAACACTAAAAATTGTATTAGCTAATTTGCCTGATGTAACACTATAATCAGCAAGTTTGTCTGTTGTTACTGAATTATTTGCCAGTTTATCTGTAGTGATTGCATTATTTGCTATTCTGGCAGAACCTACTGTTTGTAACGGCATTCTTTATCCTCCAAATACAAGAGCCATAGCAATTGCCTTTCCTGTAGATGCTGCTGTATTTGAAAGGTTTGCAATTGCAGCATTAGCAGAAGAATTGACGTTTGCAATTGCAGCATTAGCAGAAGAATTGACGTTTGCAATTGCAGCATTAGCAGAAGAATTGACGTTTGCAATTGCAACATTTGCTGTATTAGAAATGTTGTTTGATACATTGCTTGAGTTATAAATTAGATTTACAACATCTGTACTTAATTTTGCTAATGTAATTGAACCATCTGGTGTAATGAAGGCATTTGCTGTCGTGTACATTGTAATGACACGAACTAACTCACCGTTTGCAGGTGCGCCATCAAAAGTAATTGTCTGTTGGATATTATTTACAGTATACGATGTAATTGGTTGTATAACACCATCAACTGAAACAATTAATACTTCACGGGCTTGTGGTAAGAAGCCAAGATTAAATGTTGAGAAATTACCGTTTGCAACAGTTTCAAATGTAGAAACCGAAACGTTTGAACTCACATATTGAATAAAATATGGATTAACTTTTTCATATCCAACAACACGAATATTTTCACCAACACCAGGAGCAGTTGTAAATGTAACTGTGTTTGTTGATGGATTTACTGTAAATGCATTTTCAGGTTGTAAAATACCACCAATTGAAACAAAGATTGTATTACCAGATTCAGGTCTAAATCCAATATTGAATCCCTGTGTTACACCATCACCAATACCGTTATAAGAAACAACAACAGCACCAGCGGAGTTCGCAACATCAAGTGTATAAAGATTTACATTATTGAATGCTGCTACACGTACAGTTTCACCAGCGGGTGGTGGCTCATTGAATGAAATAGAATTATTTGAAGGATTTACTTCATAGTCTGCATATTCAACTTGAACAACACCACCAATAGAAACAATTACGGCGGTATTAGATGGCGGTGAAAATCCTAAAGCGTAAGTAGAAACTGCGCCGTTTGATGTTGTGGTAAATGTTCGTACTTCAGCATTGGCACCCGTATTTGCTTTTGCAAATGCGGCATTAGCCTGAATAAATGCCGCATTTGCTTGATTACGAACCCAAGGATCAGATGCATTATTTGCTGCATTGAAAGCAGCATTTGCCTGAATAAACGATGCATTTGCCGTATTAAATGCAGCATTCGTTTGAATGAACGAAGAATTTGCAACAATAAATGCTGAGTTTGCATACTGACTGCCTGAATTAGCAGTTGCAAAAGCACCGTTAGCATATATGCCGCCAGAGTTTGCTGCAATAAATGCACCATTAGCATGATCAAACGCCGAATTGCTGTGAAAGAATGCAGAGTTGGCTTGTATGAATCCAGAGTTAGCAATAATAAACGCTGCATTCGCATAGTTGCCTGCTGAGAAAGCGTCAGCATTTGCTACGTTTGCTTGAGTAAATGCGCCGTTAGCGTAAATCGCAGCAGAGTTTGCGGTGTAACTTGGCGTGTTAGCGTAAATTGATACAGTGTTCAGATCAGCATATGCAGAGTTGGCCTGTATAAATGCTGAGTTTGCATAACTACCAGTTGTGTTTTGTGCATTGAATGCTGACTGTGCATGAACTATGGCAGCATTGGCTTGTATAAATGCAGCATTGGCGGTGTGAAATGCTGGCTGTACTTGTGGTGCTACATTATTTGCTGCCGCAAAGGCTGCATTAGCATAAGCACCAGCAGACAATGCATTAGCATCTGCGTTGTTTGCTTTATCAAATGCTGCATTGGCTTGTATAAACGCCGCATTAGCCGTATTAAATGAAGGTTGAACTTGTGGTGCTACGTTATTAGCAGCAATAAATGCCGCATTGGCATATGCACCTGCCGACAGCGCATTGGCATCGGCATTATTAGCCTTATCAAATGACGCATTGGCATGAATAAATGCAGAGTTGGCTTGTATAAATGCCGCATTAGCAATTGTGCCAGTTACAAGATTATTCGCATAATTAAATGCCGCATTCGCATGAATAAATGCAGAGTTGGCTTGTATGAACGAAGAGTTTGCTACATTGCCAGTTGCATTCTGTGATTGATATGCCGCATTGGCTTGAATGAATGCTGCATTAGCGGTATCAAACGAAGGCTGAACCTGTGGTGCTACATTATTTGCTGCGGCAAATGCGGCGTTGGCGTGATTAAATGATGCGTTTGCTTGAATGAATCCAGAATTAGCGACAACAAATGATGCATTAGCGTACTGGCCAGTTGCATTCTGAGACTGATATGCTGAGTTAGCGTGTACAAACGCAGCATTCGCATATTGACCAGTTGCATTCTGTGATTGATAAGCAGCATTAGCATGTACAAATGCCGAGTTTGCATACTGACCAGTAGCATTCTGTGATAAGTATGATGCGTTAGCGTGTACAAATGCCGAATTGGTAGTATTATATAATACCTTGATTACATTTGCAGAAGTTAGACTTGCATATGTTAGATTACCAGCACCATCAGTTCTAATATAATCGTCGTTAGAACCGCCAGTAATGTGAACATTAGCAATCGTTCCTAAAAGAACACTCTTTGAAAGACTTATATCTACATTGGCACGAATATTGATTGTGTTACTTGAACCGATGATACGCATCTGTTCATTTTCATTATTCATACCACCAGCAGCAAATACTACATCATTTTGTGGTAAGAATGTACCAACTACAAGATCACCACCACCAGTTGATGTGTTGCCATGTACATACAAATAACCATCATTTGGTCCGATTAGTGTGAATTCAGGATCAGCATGTTGACTACCGCCAATACCAACATCAATGTAAGTGTCATCTTCAGTACCATTGTCAGCAGTTGCGACATAATCACCTGACGCATTCGGACCATTACTAATATTTTGAATGTTTATCTGCGAATAACCATCATAGTTTGCAGAAGCCTGGAATACTGTGAATGGTTGATAGTCATAGCCAGTTGGAATACCAGCGTACAATGCGTTATGACCATTTGATGCATAACCAAAAAATTGACCGCTATTACCAGTAACAGTTATAGAAGTAACATTGCCTACAAAATTAACATTGCCTAAAACACTCAGGTCATTTTGAATTGTTACATTACCTGAAATCGTGCCGCCAGCCGAACTAAACTTAGTATTTGAATTATCAAATGCTGCTTGTGCTAATGTTGTTCCAGTATTAGCTTGATTGTAACCAGCATTAGCATGAGCAAAAGCAGCATTTGCTTCAATGAAACCACTATTGGCATGAATGAATGAACTGTTCGCATGTACAAACGCCGCATTGGCGTATTGGCCTGTAGCATTCTGCGACTGATATGCTGAGTTAGCATGTATAAATGCCGAATTTGCTTGAGTGTACGCAGCATTGGCTGAAGCAAAAGCACCATTGGCGTTTGCGAAAGCAGCATTGGCTGAAGCAAAAGCACCGTTAGCATTAGCAAATGATGCATTGGCGTGATTAAATGATGCATTAGCATGAATAAATGCTGAGTTTGCATATTGGCCAGTTGCATTTTGACTTACATATGCTGCATTGGCAAGATCAAATGCTGCATTGGTTTGTATAAATGCCGAATTTGCTTGAATATAAGAAGCATTAGCAGCAGCAAATGCACCATTAGCATTTGCAAAGGCAGCATTGGCATGATTGAATCCTGAGTTAGCATGAATCAGTGCTGAGTTAGCATGATTATATGCTGCATTTGATTTAGCAAAAGCACCGTTAGCATTTGCGAAAGCAGCATTCGCCATCGCAAGACCAGCATTGGCATTGGCATATGCGTTAGAAGAATAAATGTATAAGTCTACATTGCTATTCGCAGCAAAAACATAGTTCGCAAAAATGGCATTGGCACCAGTAATGCTGCCATTTGAACCTGTTGTTGTCAGTGTGTTGGATGTAAGATTACCAACAATTGTAACTGTGCCTGTTACAGTACCACCATTATTTGCATCTAATGAGTTGTTTGCACGGATGAATGCGGCATTAGCGGTATTGAATGCCGCATTAGCCGAAGCAAAGGCACCATTGGCGTTAGCAAAGGCAGCATTGGCTCTTGCAAAAGCACCGTTAGCATTGGCAAAAGCAGCATTTGCATGATGAAAACTTGAGTTTACATGTATGAATGCAGCATTGGCCTGCAAGAATGCCGCATTAGCAGTGTTGAATGCAGGCTGTACTTGTGGGAATACATTGTTGGCGGCAGCAAATGCCGCATTGGCATGATTGAATGAAGCATTTGCTTGAATGAATCCCGAATTTGCAACAATAAATGATGCATTCGCAGAAGCAAAGGCACCATTGGCATTTGCAAAAGCGGCGTTAGCGGCAGCAAATGCACCATTGGCATTTGCGAAAGCAGCATTGGCTACATTACCAGTTGCATTCTGTGATTGATATGCCGCATTGGCTTGTATGAAACCTGAGTTTGCATGAATAAATGCACCGTTCGCCAAAGTGAATGCAGCATTTGCGTATTCACCTGTAGAATTCTGACTGATAAACGAAGCATTGGCTTTGAAGAATGCAGCATTAGCATGGTCAAATCCAGAATTGGCATGATAAAAAGTTGAGTTACCAAAAATAAATGCTGAGTTAGCATGATTATATGCTGCATTGGCTTGTATAAATGCCGAATTAGCGTATTGACCTGTGGCATTCTGACTTTGATATGCAGCATTTGCTTGTATGAAGCCTGAATTGGCATGGTCAAATGAAGCATTTGCTTTTATAAATGCAGAGTTGGCGTATGATGCTGTCGCTGAACCACCTAAGTCATCATAGTTTGTGCCATCATTTGTGAACTGCCATTTATCAGCAGTTTCATTCCACAACAAATAAACATTCGGTAATACACCACGATCAATTTCAATACCAGCATTCATTGTCGGCGTACCCGACTGACTGATTGCTGCATTCAATGTGATGATATTATCACCAATCAATACAATAGGTACGTTGGCTCCAATCTGACCACCAACAATACTCAAATTACCCTGAATGGTAACGTCACCAGTAATTGTACCACCGACATTTGCACTTAGAGAATTATTTGCACGAAGATATGCAGCATTGGCAAAATGATACGCTGATATGCCACGAACATAAGAATCATGTCCACCAATTGCTAATGCGCCTGTCTCATTAGGTGTGCCAATGAATAATGTGTTACTACTGTATGAATATGCTGGTTCACCAATGTTCAACGCCGGCGGCGTGTTTGTAGTCAGTGAACGTTTTATTTGAATTGATGTATTTGACATTTGTAATTCTTAAAATATTCCGCCGTCAAGAGTTCCTAAAACGGTAGTAGCAACTTTCATTTCAAAACGATTGTTTGCTGAGTCAAACACTAAAGAGTATCCATCTTGAACACCTTCTGTGGATACATCATTAATTTCCGCCAATGATACATTTGGCTTAGGACTATATTTTGGTGATACAACAGTTGTTTGATTTGGCTGAAATACGGTGACTCTACCAACATCTGCTTGATTGATGCTGACTTTTCCTAGGTTAGCCATTTGTTACCTCGTAACACCAGGAAGAACTATGGCCGTACCTTCAACTACACGTGTCACAGAATTATCAGTTGAGTTTGTAATTTTTACATCATAAACATAACGACCGGGTGTAAGGTTTGACGTATTTGCAGCGGTCATTGAAAGAGTAATTTGACCGTTGGCATTTCCTGTAATAGTTGATGTAAGTGTGTTTGCTGATGAAGAGTAGTAAGACTTACGTAATTGTGCAGAGGCGGAGTATGTTGTAAGATTAATTGCATCACCTTGTGTGTCACTCACAGTCACAATTGATGATAAATTAGCACCCTGTTCGATTGTTATTTCTACATAAGCAGCCAAGATTGTCTCCTTCTAATCGTCTATTTAGTCAATCTCAGAAGCGTAAAAAAACCCTCACAAGTGTGAGGGTTTTGACAAAGAAATTATAATTTATTCTTGCGTTGGTGGTGAAACAGGATCCCAAGCACCAGTTGTTTCATTCCATTCATAATCACCTTCGGGTTTAGGCACAGGCGCTACCCAATTTGCTGTTTCTAAATCAAGTGTCCAAGATGGGAATGGTGAAGGGTTGATAAATGCATCAGTGCCTTCATGATAAATCATTCCTGGTCCCGCATATCTTTTGCGAAAATTACCATTGTAACTTGTTTGTACCCAACGACCACCAAATATTTTTTCACAATGTGCGGCACCAATAGATTCTTTTTCAGTACCATTAGGTGTAGATGTATCTCTGTTGTCAACAACGATAACACGAAGAACTACATTGTTATGATCCAGTTCGGCAAAATGCGCCATTTTATCTCCTTGTAATTTTCATTTTAATTGTTCAGATAATACTTTTTCTTGTATACCAAATTCTTTGAGTTGATCATCACGCCACTGTGTATCTATGGAGTCTTCTAACTGCTTTAGTTTTTCCATACACTCTTTTACTTCTTCCATAGTTGGGCATGGTCTAGGATCATCCCATTTGCTAAATCCCATATTGCTAATTTCCCAAGTTGCTCCTGGTCGCAATAAATGCATTGCTGTATCTATTCCATATAATTGATATATTTTTTTCATAATCACTCCAAATAACTAATTATCCAACAACTTTAATAATAACGATTCCTGAGCCACCATTGCCGCCTGAATACTGGCGGCAGGCTTGCGGTGCACCGTTTCTTGATGCACCGCCACCTCCACCACCTGTTGCTAATGTGGCATTATTTCCGTTGGCTCCTAATCCTGGAGTTCCGGGACCCGATATTGCACCAGCTCCACCCCCACCACCTGTACCACCTGTTCCCCAACTTTGAACTGGCGCTGCACCCCCACCACCGCCACCGCCGCCATAAGTGACTGATGCTCCACTTATAGTAGAAGCAATACCATTACCTCCACTACCAGAAGTGGCCACAGGACCACCACCACCAGTTCCATTTGCAGAGGCTCCACCACCACCAGAAGCATTAGTTAATGGAGAAATTGTAGTTCCTCCACCGAATCCCTGAGCAGGAGTTACATTAGGTATGTTACCTTGGCCACCATTAACTCCTACACCACAGTTAGAGCCTATACCTCCACCACCAGATCCACCATTTTCACCATTATAAAAAGTCACTCCTGAAGGAAATGAAGACGAAGTAAATCCACCTCCTCTGCCACCACCGGTTGAAGAAATTTGATTTGGTGCAGTTCCAAAAGAACTATTTCCACCATTAGCACCTGCGTCTATGAAAGAGGTATTTGCTGCAAAGCCTCTTGTGCCGCCAGCTCCAACTTGTATGGCGTAAGTTGCACCTGGAGTAATTGGATAATTTGTTCCGGATCTAACTCCGCCGGCGCCTCCACCACCACCAGCATAGTTTCTTGAACACGCAAAAGAAGCTGCACCACCACCACCGCCGCCACCGACGATGAGATAGTCAATCAATGTAGCACCAGGCGGTGCGACCCAATTAGTTGATGCTTTGAAGGTGTAAGTATTTGTATTTGTTGATTGCAGATAACGAATAATGACGACACCGGAACCACCTGAGCCACCTGGAAGAAATACAAAAGGTGTAGTAGGCACTGCGGGTGCTGAACAAGCACTTCCACCACCCCCACCACCGGTGAATGCTGTTCCGTTTGCTCCATTGCCCCGTATTGTTGAACAAAAATTACCTAAAGGTGCGGTTCTTCCACCACCACCTCTACCGCCACCACCGCAACCACCGGCGCCAGCATAAGAACAAAGAGATCCTTGTGCGGGGTATGTGGGTGTTGGGTATGCTCCACCTCCCCCACCACTAGCATAATACGTTGAAATTCCTGTTATAGCGGAAACACCACCAATTCCACCGCCACCAGCTGAAGTCGTGTTAGCAGTTCCTCCGACCGCACCTGCTCCACCTCCTCCACCTCCCATGGCTCGCATAACACCAGCGGAAGGTCCAGTGGCGCCACTACTAGTACCACCATTATTCCCCTGAGAGGGTGAGGTGACTGGAATATTTCCAGAACCCGCAAGCCAATTAGGCGCTCCACCCACTAATGCGCCAGAACCGCCCCCAGAGCCACCGGTTCCAGAGAAAGTTGAGAGTTGACAACCACCACCATGACCACCACCCCTTGAGATAACATCATTAGGAGAATTGCCGAAAGAACTGTTACTACCATTTCCACTTGCTTGTCCAGGTGCCACCGTTGATGTTCCACCAGCACCTATTGTTATAGTGTAATCAGTGCCAGGAGTTACACTCATGTTTGTGCCTATACGAAAACCACCAGCACCGCCGCCACCGCCTATGAAAACGCAAGAATGTGTTATTCCTGTTCGCACAGCTCCTCCACCCGCACCGCCACCGCCAACAACAAGATAATCAACAGAAGTAACGCCAGGCGGTGCTGTCCAAGTGCCAGAACCCGTAAATGTCAAAACAGTGGTGAGAAAGTTTTGTGGCCATTTACCTGCTGCGATGTAGTTCATGGCTTCAGATACAGTAAAGACGCCGCTTGTACCAGAAGTAGCGACTGAAACTGGTAGGGCTCTTACCAAACCACCTGAATAACGTCTAGTCATTAAAAATTCCTCTCTTGATGCACAGAATTAACTAATTGTTTCGTATGAGCAAGTGAATGTCAAATTACTTGCTGAGTTACTCTGAACCCACAGTGTGCTTGTTTCACCAGTGACAGTGGTATCCAACAAATAAAACGATGTTGATTTATCTGTTAGAACTAAAGTTGAGTTAGGTGGCACAGAAACAGTGTTTCCAATTGAACGAAATGTAGTTCCATCAGCAAGACAAAGAGATATGGTAGCAGCATATGAATTGGACGGATCCAAGTTTGCTATCATGACCGTGTTTATTTTATGTGTTGCACCCGATGCGGGCGCAGCAACCAGTCCTTGTCGTGCCGTGTTTGCCGGTGTTAGCGTTACCGTGTGAGGTACAATAGTGGTTACGTTTACAATATTGGGTGCGGCCATTTATTATGCTCCAAAAATAATTGATCCTACAAATCCTGAAGAAAAGATTTTAGCATTTGCTGATACTGAAAGTTGATTTGCTGAAATAGAGTTATCGGAAATAAGATTACCTGTAATTGTGCCTGCTACAATGTTATTACCAGCAATAGCGCCAGCGCCAATCAGATTACCAGTAATTGTGCCTGCTACAATGTTATTACCACGAATAGCATCAGCAACAATGTTATTACCTGAAACGGCACCGCCAGCAATCAAGTTGCCAGTGATTGTGCCAGCAACAATATTGTTACCACGAATCGCATTTGTCGTAATGTTGTTGCCTGATACTGATGTAATCGCCAGTTTGTTACCTGTCACCGAACCATCTGACGGTACTTGTGTTGTTGTGCCGTTACCTAGATGATGTATAACAATATTGTTTGTGCCTACTCCCGGTGCTGTAGTAAATGTGATAACACTACCATTAAGTGAATAATCAAATCCTGGTACTTGATATGCACCATTGACAAAAACAGCAATAGCAGCGGTGCCAGCGGGCGATCTGGCAAGAGTACCAAAAGATGTAGTGACACCATTACCATTATAGATGTCAACTATATGTGGTACTGAGGTAACTTGATTGCCAATATAAGACATTTAAATCCTTAGTTTTTCTTTATTTATTCGTTCTAGAAGGTGGCTCACCTTCTGGACAAGGATATTGTTCGTTTACTAACTTTATTGTTTTGTAAAAATCTGATTCTTTTCCTGGAATCTGATCTTTATCTATTGCTTCAAATAACAAATTGAACAGCACAGTAATATCAGGATATGCCTGATAACGATCATAAAAGTGCTGCCAATATTCGCAAAATCTTTCTTGAAACTCTAGTTCGCTGAGTATTTCTTCTTTTGTTGGTGGCGGTAGACCACTAGGATCCTGATACTCACCAAAAACAAACTCACCGTCTTGCTCAGATAAACCATACTGTGCTGACGGTCTTAGCGCACGTACTGCTGTTTTATAACTACAATCAAGTTTATCTTGACCATGATTAACTAAAAACTGTGAATAATATATCTCTTCGTTGTTCATTCAATCACCTTTTCATCTATAATTTTATATATTATGGCTTCTCAGGCCACTGTATGTTCCAAGGAAAACCTTCTTGCGACGACATATCACGAAGTGCTTGGCGATAGGTTGCCCATGTTGCTTTGTTCACTGGTGAATCTTCCAGTTGTGTCCAATCGGTTTCTGTCAATCTTTGATTGCGTGTGCGGCGAACAGCTTCACTCTGTTCAGCGTCTTTTCTTGCTTTATATGCTGTCTCTTGTTCGGCAGCAGTTTGGTTTTCATTATCAGTAAAGATTGGTCCCAACACATACTTAGTGTACCATTTTCCGTCAATTTGTTCAAGACCTCCAAATTGACTATATTGGTATGGAGTACCACCAGACGCTTGTGGTCCTTCCATTACTGGATCAATACCATTTGCTTCCATCCACTCAGTTGTTACTAGTGCTGGAGTTTCTGGCATACTATCTCGTAGTGCGAAAACTGTGGGAAAATATTCTCCCGTTGATTGTAATCTATATCCCATTTTTTTCCTTTTTTACGCTATAGCCCAATATAAGTATTTTGGATCCGAAGTGTAAATATCTCCGTCAGTATTACCAACTAAAATTATATCGTCGGCAAATGCAACACAATTAAGTCCGTTATTACCGGCACTAGTGGTTCCTGTTACCCAAGTAATTCCATCATCCGAATATCCTGTATTACCTAAAGTAGCAACAATAACAAATCTATAAGACGCAAATACAATATCTTTTAGACCTTCTGTTGCTAATGATCCAGCATTTCGTGATGTCCAAGTAACTAAATTTGTTGATGTGCGAATAACGCCAGTGCCTCCCACCACAACATAAATGTTGTTACCATAAGCAACACTTTGCAAACTTGCGGAAGTACCAGAAGTCCGAGAAGTGAAATTAATACCATCTGTTGATGTAACAATCGTGCCAGAAGCACCAACAATTATAAGAGTATTGTTCAGAAATTTTATATTATTAAAAGTTGTGCTTGGCGGTGAAATTCCTAAAGAAACGGTTGACCATGTGACTCCATCAGTTGAAGAAAGTACCACTGAATTGCCAACTATCCAATATTTTCCTAATGCATAGACACATGCAGCTAGTGAAGCAGAAGTGCCACTAGTTCTAGCAGACCAAGTAATAGCATTAGCAGATGTTGATATTTTGCCAGATTCACCCACGGCCACATATAATCCATTTCCATAGGTAATTTGATTTATCGTTGTCCCACCTAAAATACTAGAAACAGTTGTCCACGAATATCCATTAGAGGAATAGATAATATCTCCATTAACTGCGCCAGCTAACCATAAATTGTCTCCATATGCAACAGTGTTGATGCCACTTGTGCCCATTAAATCAAGTTGTGACCTCCAACTGTCAGCATAACCATCGTTCAAGTCATCTGGCGCCGTTGAGGAAATTTCAAAACCGTTGGCATACGTGTCTATGTAGTCTGTATTAGTCACTTCAGCAACAGTATCATCAAATAATAAATAAGGGTCATTTCCAGAAACGATACCACGTGCTGAATCGTAGACATGCCACTTACCGGTACTACCACTTCCATTGATTGATTTAATAAGCACAAAACGAGCACCAGTTGTAAACCCACAATCCACTTGAAATGTGCTACCTACGCCTTTGCCAATGTAAAAAGAACACTTACTTACTCCAAGAACGCTACTCATCAGATATGCAACATGCCTTGATCCAGTTTCGTTGGTTCTAGCACTGGTTCCTACAGAAAAAGTTGTCGTATTAGGAGAGGTTCCATTCCAAAAAGTTGGAGAATTTCTGATGGCATTACCACTAGTGTCAATAGGTATATACCCATTAGGACCCAATTGGCTAAAATAAACACTCCAACTCTGTGCAGAGGATGTATTTTTAATCCACATCATTTCGGGAGTAGTTCCCAAATTATGACTGATTGTTCTAGCAGCACCGGTGCCAGTATATGTAACAATATCAAGGAATCCGGGAGCACGTTTGAATGCTTCAACGATTTGGTTATTCACAACAGTGCTTATGTTCAATTGAGAAGTTGCATCATTACCAACACCAAATCCATTCATTGCAGAAAAAGAGTTGCCATATCCTGTTATAGGAGTCATCAAAGAATCGGCGTCGGTGCTTCTATTTGCTGAAGAACCAGATAAAAGATAATCTTCACCAGAAAGTCTGTCACCAATAACAAAGCCTGCGACGGTAGTAGAATTTCGCTGACGAGCCATAATCATGTCAGTCAAAATATTGGTTATTACTTGGCGATTATCAACGTTAGTGCCAGTATATATGACTGGCTGAAACACATCAACACCACTTGTTGGTGTTTTCATTGGACCACGACGAATGGCCATGTAAATAAATGTTGAACCCGCTTCATTCACATCCGATTCTACACCATTGAAATAAAATCCAGTAGATGTTGCACAAATTTGGTCAGCAGTAAGTGATGTTTCCACTACGGTTGAATCTGCGAACAACCATGCATCACGATGACGTTCGTTGACAGACATATTCCTCATGTTATCTACCATGACCCAGCGTTGGGCTCCGTTGGTAATATTTTTAATCATTACCCATTGCGGTTCATATCCAAGCTGCACAACTTCTTTCAATCTATGATTACTACCGAGATAAGTTCCACAACTAATTATATTGTCCGTACCAGTAAGACCAAAGCCACCAGCGTTGTGGGCGAATAGATAAGCAACGTAGGTTACACCATTAGCGTTAACATCACCATCAGTGCCTACTGAAAACTCAGTGGAAGTGGGCGCAGTGGAATTCCAAACACTGGCCGTCAAACCTTCCGGATTGGTTAAATTGAGAACAATTGAGTACGCTGCTGATGTTAAACTTCTATGATAGACCCGCCAATTACCCGAACTGCTTGTCCTCTTAACGATAATACACCCCGGCACGGAACCAAGATTGTGCGATATAGTTCTAGCTACGCCGGTTCCAGTGTATGTCACCACATCAAAGAACTTGGCTTGCTTGCGGAATGTCCATGATGCGTAGAAATGAGGAACACCATCGTTATAATCTGCATCTCCACCAATAGTGAATCCTGTAGAATCAAAAGAAGTAAGTCCTGTTGATTCGGTTGCCTCAGCAGCAGTTGAAGAAGAATCCAAAGACTTAGTTGCACCTCTTGTAGTATCAGTAAGACGATGACCAGTAACTCCGCTGCGGCTTTTGATCCAAACTAGACCACCAAAACCAGTACCGGTAGTTATAGAAACCAAACTAGACGTTAAATTGCCTGTTGTTTCCGTTGCTATAGACGTAGTATTGCTGAATGTGGTTGCGGTGTTATTGAGTGTAGCTGCGGAATTTGATAAAGTAGCTTCCGTGTTTGTCAGTGAACTTTCTCCATACGTCAAGAAAAGTCCTGTTGATAGATATCCTCCTGTGCCGGAACCATCTCCTGGCAATTTAGCCAGCACAGTAATATATCTGTTGGTGCCGTCAATGGTATAATTCCCGTATCCACAAACATATACTGTACCACTGTTATCTACTGCTATTGATCTTCCGTCAGAATTGATCCCTGAATATCCAAGACTTCTTTGCCATTGAAGTACACCAGAGGTATCATATTTGGCAATAAGCATTCTATTTGTACCACTTGGAGTAGCACTTGAATAACCATTCACGTATACATTACCACCACTATCTACTGCTATGGAACTGCCATAACTTTGTTGTGAAGTAGCACCAAATCTTCTTTGCCATTGAAGTACGCCAGAAGTATTATACTTCGCAATGATAAAATCCGTGTAAGCAGTGTTCAGTTGATTTTTTGAGTGTCCACAAATATAGACATTTCCACTGCTATCTACCGCTATACCTTGCGCTCGGTCATCAGTTGGGGTGCTTGATTCAAGAAGTCTTCTTTGCCATTGAAGTTCACCAGAAGTATTATATTTGGCAACAAGCATTCTATAACCACTACCAAGAGTTTCTAGAGAACCACAAATATAGCAATTACCACTAGAATCTACTGCGATATCACGACCAAAATTATATGCAGTTCCACCTAAACCAAGACTTCTCTGCCATTGAATTGCACCTGTTGTGTCATATTTGGCAAGTTGAGCATCAAATCCACCGGCACCACTGCCCGTATAACCAACAACATATATGTTGCCAGAGTCATCTGTTTTTATTCCTTCTGCGGTTTGTGCGGCAGTGGTGTTACCAAGTCTTACTTGCCACTGAAGTGTTCCTGAAGAATTATATTTGGCAATAAGAAAATCATCAGTTGCCGGTGATCCTTGTGTTGTACTACCACACACATAGACATTATTATTATTATCTACAGTTACAGAACTACCACTGCTGTTATTAGCGCCTCCAATTGATTTTTGCCATTGAAAAATTCCAGAAGAATTATACTTGGCGATAAAAAGTTCTGTGCTAACTGTGGTGTTTAATTGTCCACAAACATAAACATTGCCGCCACTATCTACTGTTACATATTCACCATAAGTGCTTGTCGTAGTTGATGGTATGCTAAGAGTAGCAATCCAACCTGATGATGTTGCTCCATCTCCTAAACGAATGTTATTTGGAATACTTTGTGTTGAACCTGTTCCAGTATAAAGATATGTGGAATAAACATCTTCTACATAAACAGCCGCAGGCGCAGCAGGTGCCGATGGAAATGGAAAACGTCTAAGGCTTACTCTATTTAAAGTAATTCTTCTACCAGTAAATCTAGGCTGATTGTTCAACCTGCCAGTTAAACCTGCTCTTTTTAAACTCATTCTTAATAGACTTCAGTACCAAATGCAGAAAATGCTAACAATGAACTATTTGCATTGACTGACACAATTGAGCCGGCATTGAGTGTCACACCAAGTGACAATGTAACAGTGTCTCTACCAGGAACATTGACACTGTATGCCAAATAACTTGCATTAGATACAGCAGCACCAGAAGTGTTTACTGCAATTCTAAATGCTCCGCCGTTTGCTGAACCCTCATCAAGGTTTGCAATAGTGATTGATGAAAGAATTGCAGAGTTACTTGTAGGAACTGTATAGAGAGTCGTCAGCACATTGGCTGTAGGGTTTCTTTGTCCTAAAATTGTATAATTTCTTGGCATTTATTTTTCCTTTTACATTCCACCAAACAAAAATGCATCATCAAAGATGTCTGGAGGTGATACGATATTATTTCCAGATACGGCGTTATTAGCGATTAGATTACCTGTGATTGTACGAACTGCAATGGAGTTGCCAGCGATTGTGCTGGCCGCAAACAGATTACCCGTAAGTGTGCCAACGGCAATAGCGTTGCCAGCAACCGAGTTATTGGCAACAAGGTTACCAGTAATTGCGCTAACGGCAATATTATTTCCACTAATTGCTGTTGGTCCTAATTTAGGTCCAGTAACACTACCATCCGAAATATCCGTTACAATTACTGCACCTGGTGCAATTTTATCGCTTGTAACAGAGTTAGCAGCAAGTTGTGTTTGACCAACGGCACCTGCTTGAATCTGACTTGAGGTAACTTGATTGAATGTTAGTGTAATTGGTGATGTATAATTCACCAAAATGTTTTCAGTACCTAATGATGGCGCTTCAGTAAATGTTACAACACCTGATGAAACATTATACGAAGAAATTGGTGTCTGTAAAACACTGTTGACAACAACTATAATAGCATTGGCATCATCAAGAGTTCTTGATAAAGTAAACTGAGTACAAGCACCAGTGCCGCTAAACTTATCTACTTTAGCAGTAAAGACATTGACTTCAGGGCTATTGCCAATGTATGCCATTAAGTGACCTCCAGAACCGAAACAATAACATCAGCAGCAGAAGCAATTGATGTGTTGACTTGCAGATAATCGCCTGCTTCTAGCACCAATTTTTGATCACCACCAACTGGAACTAATGCACCACCTGGAGCAATTGTCGCATCTTTGACAAGATAAACATTGTTGGTAATATTACCACCACTCAGAATAACGTTTGCGGAAATAGGTGAAGGTGTAATATTGGCAATTGTCATACCAATCACAGTTGCTTGTACACCAGCACCGGCCGCATAGGCGTTTTGAGCCGTGGTTCCAGCAGCCTTGAGTGTTTGATTTTTAAAAGTATTAGGCATCAAAATCCTCTAATTTTACAGTTTGAATCTATTTATCTTATCCTAAGGCGATAGCAAATGCTAAAGCGGTATCAACCAAAGTATTGTTACCAGTTACAGCAAAGTCACCACCAACAACCAGATTTGTGTTCGCATAGAATGTACCACCTACTCCGTTGGTAAGATTATTGGCGACTGCAATCAAATCTTGAGTTGCAACAAGCCATTGTTGAAAGGTGTTTGCTGTTGTTACTTGATTTATATTCGCTGGCATTTTTATCCTCTACTTGCAATCTGTTGCAACAAGTGTTTTATCTCTTGAAAATCACTCTTCAAAGAAGCAATCTCTTCGTTTATATGATCAAGTTCATTTTTTATTTGTTTTTTACTACGATGCTCAGATAGCTTTTCCCTATCAACATTTATGATTGCTTGATTTTTTGGATCTCTTAAGAGATTATTGTGATCTTTTACTTTGTACATCATGACAATGCAATCGCTCGTAAATTTTTAACTGTTGGTACATTTGCTGGATTTGATGAGTAAAACACAATTTTAATCGAAAATGTTCTGAAATTTTTATAAGTTATACCACCGGAAGTATATGTGACACCATTTACTTTATATTCATAATCATAATATTCATTAATATTTTGATTTACCGAAGAAACGCCAGTCTGTGTCATCAATATCCATGGCTTATTTTCAATTTTATCGGAATCGGTTGCTGCTTGTACACGATAATAAACTTGAACCGAAGAATCTTGCGGCAAGTTTTGTTGTAAATAAACTCTCAAAGCAGTAGCATCAAAACCATCATTCAATGTAACTTTTCTCAAAACATACTTAGATAGTGCACCTCCACCAGAGGCTAAAGTTTCTGGATAAGATGATACATTAGCAGCAGAAGAACTTTCAATTAAATTTTTTACAACAATATAGTTTGATCTAGAAATTTCAAAATAAGGAGATATATCAGGATTTAAAGTTGACATACTAATTCTGACATTAGCATCAGAAGAGGTATTTGCTATTTTTCTTTGATTCAAAATAATATTTGAGTTTGGTATTATTCCAACATAATCACTTAAAACAGAAGCACCGTTGTTTTTAGTCGATAACTCAAAATTAATATTTGCAGAAGGTGATATTGTCTGATAAGGAATACTAACTTTTGCCACATCATATGTTTGATCATATCCTAAAGCAGAAGGCGTAAGAACAGTAGTCTGTACTGTATCGGTGGCAAATCTGCATTGATACAAAACAAAACAAATATCAGTTTCTAGTTCAGGTCTCCATGTAGAAGCATTCTGCGATTTAAAAAATGAACCAACATATGGTTGAGATACAATCGGACCTACACCATCAAGTCTTTGTTGACCAATTGTGCCAATATAAACTTTATATTCATCAGAGTTTGCTGTGATTACAAATGAATACTCTCCTGGCTCCAAATATATAGGCCTATCAAAAGTAAATGATGTGGGAACAGGAATATTAGGATTTGATGGTACATTTACTTGTGAAGGATTGAGTGTTACTTGTGAACCTAAAATAAATCTTTCTGAACTGGGATAACCATTTTCAGTTGGTCGCAATTCAAGTGAAACTGGAATATTACCTTTATCTTTTGTTGCAAAGAACAAATCAATGCTCGACACAAAAATGCCATCTGGATTTGTAAATTTATTAACAAAAAACGTTTGTGCTAACGGATCTATCATATTATTTTCCTTGAGAACATCCTCATATTTTTAGAGTTTTACTATGGTTGTATATCACCGTTTGCTACGGCGGCCGCTTCGAACGCATTCGTAAGTTGACCCAAATCTGCTCCGTTTGCAATAACGCTAGTAGCTGCTGTAGTCCAATAATTCATTCCGTCAAAATCAATGGAGTTTCCTCTACCAATACCATCGTACTGAGATTGTGCCCAAGCAGCCGCCGCTGCGGCTGCTGATACAGTAGTATTATAATCAACGGCACCAAAATTAGTAACACCAGCGTCAGCAGCAGCACTTTCCCAATCTGTTGAACCACCAACTCTTGGCCCATTACCACTAGAAACTATAGTAATTGCTATGCCTGTATTTAATGTATGAGTTGGCTCCGAACTATCCGAATATAATCCTGTTCCTCCAGAAGGCGGTGGTGGTATATAAGTGTCTCCACCCCCTCCGCCACCACCTGATGGTTTTGGTTTTGGTTTTGGTTTCGGCGGATCTGGTGGTTTTGGTGGAGGATTTGCCGAATAAAAATAAGTTTCTGCTAATGTAGATACTAAAGAACGATCAATACGATTATCACAGAAAAATAAATGATTTTTTCCTACAGTAAATTTGAAATAATTATCATTAGGAATAGTAAATTGTCCTTTAGCGTAACCATTACTGTTTGTATATAATTGTTCAGTTGTATAACTTGATGTTGATACGTTATAAGTTCTCAAATATCCACTAATTCCAACAGAATCCATATAAAGAGAAATTGCAGTATTGGGTCTCATTCCAAACAATTCAAAATTAATAACATTTGAGCCATTATAAACAAGAAGTTTGTTTTCATAGACAGCACTATCCAACGATCTTATTCTACCATCAGTTGTTGTTTGAATGTCTTGCCCAGATATTGAATAATATGTAAAAACACGATTTGTGTCTTCCGGGAAACCTAAAAATGCCCAATCATTCCACTTTGAACCTTTATAATTATCAGAATAAACAAAGTTATCTAGACTATTATCTTTATTAATAACAATATCTGGTCGTGTTGTGAAATCAACCCAAGTTGCAGCGTCTTTTTCAAGTTTTACATATCCAATAAAAGATACAACATTAAATGGATTTACATTTACAATCTGAGAAGCAATATTTTGTGTAATATAAGGAACAGAAGTATATGAAAGTGTAACCAAATTACTTGTCACAGCCGTTGTATTACTTGCAAGAACTAAAGAAACACCATTGCTTTCAAATCTTGGTCTTAATATTTCATTATCATAATCAATTGAACACTTATGATCACTACTAAAAACATCACCTATGCTGTGACCTCTAAATGAATCTACAACAAACCCATTATTGAATAATTGATTGTCTTGATCATCATAATAAGTTGTAGTAGCAATATTTTTTTCTAGCAGATTTAAAGCCGTATAATATTCAACTCTTGTTAATCTATTATCAAGCGCACCAATGTCCTTCATTGTATAACGTCTATTATTTTCAATTTTTATTTTTACGTTGCTTGCGCCATAAGTATATGGATCGATTGACAGAGTATAAAGAGTCATCGCATCAGCTTCATCATTTGGAACCGGAGGATTTTTTAAAGCACTTACTCCTTCTAAAACTTTAAAGTCACCATTTTTTTTCAAAATAACTTTGTCGTTTCTAGGTAAATAATATTCAATGTCAGTGTCAACGGAGCCAATTAGTGAATCAACAATTTGCTGAGAAGCAAATGACATTGACAAATTAGAGTATACGTTAGATGTAGTATTTGCTGATCTAATTGGTCTAAAATCTATTGAATCTCTTAAATCAATAATTGTACCGTCTGTTTTTGTGTAAGTTGAAATTGTGTTATATGTTGGATAGGATTGTGTATCAAAAAATCCTGTGCCAGAGTGAGTATAACGACTAAAAACAACCATTGTGTTACCAACATTAACAGAAGCCCCTGTTTTTAATTTAATTGTAGCATGGTCATAAAGACCATCTCTTTGTCCATAATCAACATCAAAACTTCCAACTACGTTTACGTTAGCGTTTGATGCCGTATTAGAACCAGTGGCAATATAAATTGCCGAAACATTAATTACATCAGCGTAGCCCAAAGAGAATGTATTTGCCGAATCTAATACGGTAAAATATTTGATGTTATTTGATGATAGCGTTTTAGTTCTTCTTGCTGCTGCTGTAATATCAAGTGTAGTTAGAATATCCGCTGTACCATTGAAACCTGAATCTGCAAGATCGATGTTTAGTGTGGCTGGAGAACCAACGGAAGGAGTAGGAACGCTAACATATGTATTCGAACTCAAATCTACCCACTGACCTCTTGAATAAGAACTGCCAGGAGTGCGAATACAAATAGCATAATTTTTTTGTTTATTTCCACCAGTTGCACTTGCAAATCTTTCAGTACCATCATTTGTCTGAACTGAACCTATACCTGCTGTAAATGAAACAGATTTGAAAACTCGTTTTGTGTAATAATTGACTTTAGAGAACTGTTTAATAACATCATATGAGGATTCAAAAACAGAAGAATCATAATTTGTATCAGTCAAGTACGCTGATCTGAATGTGAGAGTTTGTAAAGTATTGCTTGTAGCTGGTGTTTGACTAATAGTAATTTGATTACCGTTAATAGCAGTCACATATGTTGGGAATTTAATTCCAGTACCATCAACACGCATACCAATAGTAATACCAGATGTACTTGTCAAATTAATTAGCGGATTAGCACTGTCAAACGAACCCGCTGTTGAACGTGTAATTATTGAACTGGAATGAACATTACATGTAGCATTTACGGATGTTGAACTGTTGGCAATAATGCAGTTTGCCAAAGTTATTGGAGTATTACTTGTTATTACGATATTAAATAATTGCAATTTGTAAACTGATGAAGAACCATTGCCGCTAACATACTCAATGTTTCTTGGATATGCTTCTGCGATTTTTGTAGAAGCACCAAAATTGCCGTTATTACTGTGAATCTCTAGTTTTTCAGCAGTAGAGAAATTGAAAACAGCACCATTGGCCGTAGTTACGTAAAAATAATTGCCATAGTAAGCTGGAACATCATAACCGGAAACAGTTTCGGTGTCACGTGCTTTTTTTACATTTAAAAGATTTTTTGAAATTGATTCCAGTTCATAACCCTGAACATATGCTTTTCCAGGACTTATTTCAAGTAAAAATTCAGTATTTGCTTCAACAAAAGACTCTTTTCTGACTTTTGGATCCAGGCCATCAACTCTATAATTACCAGATTCATCATATGTTCTACGAGCAAGAGTTTCGCCAATTTCTGAATAAACTGATGTTTTTAAATTTTTTACTAAAACTCCATTTTTGTATCTTGCGATTTCAATGTATTTTTCAGAAGTTAAATCGGGAATTGATGCATCAGTCAAAATTTCTTTTGCTGTAAGTGTTAACTCTATTTTATAACGATCCGCACCAGGAGCAATGTAATTTGAAGCCCCTACAGCAGGATCAAGCAAAGACGTATCGGATGTTGATGAAACAATCGATTCATTAACATCAAATCCAACTGTTACATTAGCATCATTTGAGTATTTTGAAATTACTACGGACTGTTGAGCATTTTTTACAAAATGTCCGTTTGTAAAAAATACACCTTCATTAATTGAAAATAATCTACCAATAACAGATGATTCGGTTGCTGAAGTAAGCACATTGCTCACTAAATTTGCAGGACTAATATCACCAGTTGAATAAATTCTTAAAGTTTCCGAATTTGCTATTGAGCCATTTGTTGTATTTCCTGTTCCGATTCCTAAAGTTGAAATAAAAGATAGTAATAAGGTGTTTGGATCTACATTATCAGAAATCTGTGCTTTTTTAATTTTATATACAGCACTAGTAGAATTAGCTACGGCAAAATAACCATCATAGTTTGAAATATCAATAGTAGTATTACCAAAAGTTGGTTGTAGTTTAATAGAAATTACGTTCTCGTCAAATGTTTCTCCACCAGTAACTTTTGATCCCTCTTGAAATATATGTTTACCAAAACGATCAACTTGATTTTGAAGAATAGTTTGTGATTGCGTCAATTCACGTGCTTGAACGGCACGACCTGGTCTAAACAGAATTCTATAAAAATTTTTATCTTCATCAAAATCATCATAGTATGGATTCGTGTTGAAATTTAATGCCATGTCTAACCTTTAAAATTGTATAATAAATCTAATATTTTCAGCTTGACCATCTTCTCTTTCTATTTTTTGAATATTTTCAACATATAAAATATCACCAGAATAAGGTTCGAACTCAGGGTTTGTTGAAGCCACCAGTGTTCTTGATGTGCCTGATGTTGCACCGATAACTGAAAGTCCTACGACAAAATTACCTTTTACTTGAGTAACTTTTGCTGTTGTTGCGGTTTGTGAATAAACAAAACCATATGCTACAGTATTATTAGCGGTCACTTGATACACATATTCATTTAGTGTGTATGAAGGACCTGGTGTCAATGTCAGTGTTCTTGCTTGAGTTATAACTGCATTTGCTGTTGAATTATTTGCTGCCGCTGATTGACCATATTTATGTGGGTTTCTAAGCAGACCAAATTGTCTCAAGGAAGTATCAGTTGAAATTAAACCACCCTCTGTTGAATCTACTTGACCAATTACACTTGTCAATATTACATTTTTAGCCAACAAATCTTTTGCTGGATTTTTAGCATGTCCATATTTTGGTGCAATAATTGCTCTTGCATTAGCACCTGTGCCTGAACCAAAAATCAAAACGTTTGCACGTGAATAACCAGTTCCGATTGTTGTAATAATAATTTTAGAAATCTGTCCGTTTGCCAATGTTGCTGAACCGGCAGCATTTATTCCATCACCATCAAAATAAATGCGTGTTGCAACAGATATATTTGAACCATTGCCGCCACCATTTGAAGTTGCTGGTGATGATAAAGTAATTTTATTATTTGGCGTATCAAGAACGGAAATAATTGTGCCTGTTGGTATGCCTGTTCCTGTTACCGTCATATTAGCAGCAATATTCGCCGTATTTGCCACCGTAAGAATTGAACATCCAGAAATAAAAGGTGTCACACCAATACTTGTATCGTAGTATCCTGAGCCACCACTGGTGATTACAACTGTAGTCAATTCACCCTCTACAACACCAGTATTATCAAGGCTATAATCAGATAATGTACTTGTTTGTGTATTTCTTGTGGGTGTTGGAATCCAGTCAGCATTCAAAAATTTGTTAGACGATTTAACATTGAACATATACTTCCAAATGTAACCGTCAGCAGTCGAAATAGCGCCGTTAGAGGTAGAATAATCACCCGTAGGTTCTACTGTGGAGTTGGAAGAAAAATTATTTGACAGACACTTATAAACATTTTTCGCAGATGTAATAATATAAAAAGGCTTTAAGTTTTGTGTAGTATTTCCACTAATCAAATCCGACAGGGCAATTGTGTCATCATACTGACGATACTTTGTATTTGCTGTCCAGTTTACTCTTGGTATGACCAGTTCAACATCATTTGCGGTGACTTTTTTTGCCGCAAACATGTTGTCCCAAACCAGTTTTTCACTTGAAATGGTTTCAGTGATACTTGGTGGTGAAGATTCATTGGAATAAGGTGTATGGTTTCCAATGAAAATATATTGAATAGACGGATCTGAGTCACTGAAAGAGTCTTTGAATCTCTCAGCATTGTCTAGTGAAAGTTTTTCTGATGTATAATTTAGCGCCATAAGTTATATTTATGTGATAATAATCAATGTCTGTGCAGATGAATTTGTCGTAAATGCACTTGAGACTGTCAATGAAGTGTTGCTAACGATAGCATTAATTGTACGTATTTGATTATTTATAGCGATTTGTGTACCAATTGAAATGATACCTAAACTGTTTGCCACGTTGAATTTCGTTGAAGTACCAGTCACAATAATTGAGTTGGCATTCGTTGAAACCAGTCCAGAAATTGTTTGAGCCACTGTAGAATCAACGGTGAGTGTCAATTCTATTGGTCTTGAAAGTGGGTACTCAGCATAATTCTTAAAGCCCGCCGGATGCAACAAGTCTTTCAAAATGTTTGCATACTTAGAAAACTCTGTGGCAACTGAAGTAATATAAGTGAAATCAATATAGTAATCCAGACCTTCTATCTTTCTATCCAGTGAAGATATGATACCATCAGAACCAACCCATTTACCTGGGAACGAAATATACGATCTTTCAATTTGCGCCTCAGCGGTTGCTGTGCCATCACCACGGTTTGACAAATCAATGGTTGGAATAAATTGGTAACCCACACCAGGATTCGTTACTCTGATTTTAGTGATTGAGCCGGCAACACCTGAAGAATTAATACCCAGTCTTTCACCGTCACCCATTAAAGATGTGATTTGAAGATTTGCACTGGAGCCTGCCGCTGAAGAAACTGTAACAGATGGAAAATTGTTTTGTATATAACCTTGACCACCAATAAGATAGCGGTCATAAACACCAACTCTTCTTTGAGTTGAAGTTCTCGTAAATGCTACGTTTACATTCAGTGACGTTGCTGACAAAATGGAGTTGACATATCTTGCTTCAGAGTTGATCATAATCTGGTCACCCACCGCTAGTTCACCGGTGAAGTTTGTGCCAACTCCAACAACCACTACATTACCTGCCGTTGTATTAGCGTTACCGCTAATTCTTGACGGCTGCATTTCAATTTTCGTAATTGCACCTGAGGCGTTCGTGTTTGTAACTGCGGCCGCAAAACCTCTACCATATGTTCCCACTGGATTAGTACCAAGTATAAGTTCATCACCAATTTTATAGTTGCTACCACCCGAAATAATATCAATTCTACCAATTGAACCAAAAGTTTTTATATCAAATGTGTTCGCATATTTTGCACCATCAGCATCAATTGTCAGATTTGCGGTGTCTGTGCCAGAATAGATGATAGCAACATTGGTCATTGGTCCAATGTCTGTAATCGTGAACTTGGAAAAAGCATCAACAAGTCGTGTAGCGATATTCTCACCGGTTGGTATTACAGTTGAAGGAAAACCGTAATTTGTATTTGAAAGAACTATATTCGCATACGTATTGATTGTATCAGTGAATAGTGTATATGTGTTAGCTGAGTTTGCACCTGATGAATCAATTGCACCTGAAGCAAGAGTAATTGTACCATCATCATTAAACGCTGTTATAATACCACCGAGTGCAAAACCAGCACCGCCATAACCAACGTTTGCAGAGTCAGCAAAACCAACCGAAACTTCACTGATAATTGCTTCAGCAGGAGTTTGCGGTGCACCACCAATAATTGTTACAGGATCACCTACATTATAACTTGCACCAGCATTTGTTACAGTAATTGAACTTAGTGTTGCTACGGTATCTGACCTAATGGTAATAAGTGTTTCACCATCATCAGCAAAAATATCTGCGGTAATTACTTCAGCATTTAGAAATGAACCTAGTAAAGTTGCATCATCAACATACAATTCAATTGAAGTTTGTTGAGTAATAAGTCTAGGTGCTGCTCTTTCAACAATTGCTGTAGCACCTGAAGTTAGACCAGTAATTTTTCTGTTTGTAAAAAGTGTTTCATCAAAGTCATCGTATATAACTTTTATTTCTGCATTACTTGCCGGCGGTGAGTCAAAAACAATTCTTTTGGCTTCTTTTTGTATATAAAAACCACTTGTTGTTATTGTACCATTAACGTAAACAGTAACATCAGAATCAGCAACTTGTTGTGCCAGTGTAAATATTTTTGTTGTTCCATTACCAACATAATATGAATAAACATCATTGTCAATACGAACAACATTTTCTACTGTCCATTTACCGTCAGAAGCACGAAGAATGTTATCTTTAGGAAAAGTTATGGTAACTTCTGTACCATAAAGAAGTCTAAACAAGAGTTCAAATGACTTTATGCTACCTTTTGTTAGATAAAGAGGCAAAACTTTCTTTATCAAAAATGCCTTATCAACAACAGCATCTTGAGGCACTAATGGTGCATAAGTGTTAATAAAATTAGTTTGAAACTGTTCGATTGAATCATCAACGTCAGAAATATTACGAAGTTTTTTTGCCTGAGTAATCAGATCATTGATTTCAGTTCCTTGCTTTTGCTCAAGAAACTCATAATAAGCCTCTAAAAAGGCAACAAAAGTAGGATAATCTTCTCTGACAAACTCAGGAAGTTGACGATCAATAAGTAACGATGTTTTTAAATCTGTGGTCATTAAGTCGCCATTTTTTCAAGCGTTGTTACAATTGATGTTGCATCGGTATCATCTATGGTGATAATTACATTTCTTGACGATTCGATTACCCCTTCTTCCGAAACTGCGGTTAGTCGTAGCAATCCGTCAGATGCCGAAACAGAAAGAATTTTTAAATCATTAAGTTGAATAATTCCAGTATCATAATAAATTTCACCAACATGAGCGTTAATGATTTGTCTATTGGCATTTTCATCATAGTAAATGACTCTGAGTGTTCCCACTTTTGAATCAATTACTGCTGTGGCAGAACCACTGTAACCTCCACCACCAGAAATAGTTACAGTAGCACGTGTATAATCTGTACCACGATTAGTCATATGAATTTGTGTGATTCTTCCACCTTCAATAATTGCTTCAGCAGTAGCACCTGTACCATCACCAGAAATTGTTACCGTAGGGGTAGATGTATAACCGTAGCCCGCATTCACAATTTCAATGGAAGAAACACCCGTGAACGATTGCGGTATTTCTTCAATAATTGCTGTTCTACTGACGCCTGTTGTATCAAAAACGGAAAACTCGGTTGTAGTCAAACGATCTGCAAGTGTACCTCTCTTAATAGGTACACCAAAGTTTATGGTGTAATTTGAACTTACACCAAGTTCTGGTGTAACTCGTTTTTGAAGTTTCAATATTGTTTCGGAGCCAATAATTGAGTTAGTATCTACGCTATCAACCTGATCTTGTAGTTTTGAAAGTGCGAATATAGCACCAAACTTATTCAAGAATGTTTGTTTGTAACTAATAATTGTATTTCTAATTTGCGTAGATAACTGAGTTTCGGTTAATGTAGTTTTTTTCGAATCGTATCTCACTTGATTATTAAGTAAAATATAAAGATAATCAGGATCTCTAATCTCTGTGCTTACAGAAATGATTGATTTTGGATTGATAATCTCATCAATGATTCTTTGTTTCTCCGCTTCACTTATGTAATAGTTATCTTTTGGTTTAAGTGAAACAAACACTTTGCCGTAAACTGGAGGTATTTCATCTTCACCACCCCATACAGATAACGAACTGATTGATGGATAGTTTTTCTTAATGTATGCTTCGTAATCTTTTGTTGTAACTAAACGATTCTGTGTTGTATATTGAAGTGGTGCTGAAAACTTAATTTCATCCACACTCTCACGTTCTGCACCACCAGCAGCAGCACTCACTGAATTAATAACAAAATCACTCTGTGAATTATTAAGAGAGTCTGTCAATGTACCCGTAGCAACGAAATTATTTGCTTTGTTTGCAGTATCACCGTTCGTCACAAGATAAGTTATGTTTACAACGGCACCATCTGGTAGTTTTTTGCCTATGATGTTACCACCAAAATAAATTTGATACTGCTGACCTTTATTCTCTTGAAGATAAAAAACTTCAGACTGCATTGAAGTGTTACTTGCATCAGCAGCTAATGTGTAGACTGAAACCTGAGTATTTGTCGATGAAGGCTGAACAACCACTGAGATTGTTGTTGTGTCAACTGAAGTGTCAGGTAAAGTAAAAATCTGTTTAGGATTTGTTGCTTCATTATGATTATAAGAATATGTTACTAGTTGACCTTCATAAATCGGCAAGTTCAAAAAAGTGAAATTGTTGTTTGCTTTTGTCGCAGTGGTTTCAGTTAATGTGACAAAACCATAACTGACACCATCTATTTCATTCGAAAGAAATCTAAAACCCTTTGGTATTGTTAGTGTTGAAGCAGTATTAGAATTGGTATTTGCGGTGAAGTTGATTGTTGCTACTGGTGCTTTACGTGAATATGGAACATAACCTAAAACTTTGGCATGAGAAACAACTGAATCTCTTAGCAAAGCTGTATCCATAAAGGCTTCATTGGCAACCATATTCAAATAGTATGCTTGATAATGTGTGTTATATGCCAAGATGTCAAGCAAAACAGATAAACCTGAACCTTCAAAATCATAATCAGTAAACTGTGACTGTTGATTTAAAAATGTTTTTAAGTTTTGCTTGATCGTATCGAAATCAAGTTCCGTTACTCTTAATCTGTCTGCCATTTTTATCTAATTCTTTCCAAGAAAAAATCAATTGTAATTGGTGTTGGGTTGTTTACTATGATAAATGTGAGTGTCACAAGGTAAAGATTTTCGTCTGGTGAAGCCTGCGCTCTTACGTTTGTAACTGAAACTCTTGGTTCATAATTTAAAATTGTTTCTTCTATTGATCTTTCAAGTCTTGATGCGACCAAAGGGTCTACATTTTCAAATAAGAGGCTTCTGACCGATGAACCTATCTCAGGTCTAAAAGGCTTCTCATAAAAATTAGTCGAAATTAAGTTTTTAACAGCGTTAATTATCGCATACTCATTAATATGCGTTGAAACATCTTTTTTCACGGGATGCAACGTGAAGTTCAAGTCCAAATCTCTGAAAACTCTTTCAGAAGATATTCTAGGATTATTTGTCGTTATTGTTGTTGTCATCTTTTATTTATCTTAGTCTCCGATAAACACAGTGCTTGAACCTGACGTAATTTCTCCCGTATCTGGTCCATTTGTTTCGGTATCATTATCTTCAGTTGAGTCACCAATACGAGCAGCACCCATATCTCCGTTGTTCAGATTAATTGTTTGACCGTTTATCCTTATGTCACCCGTAACCTCTAAATCATAATCACCGTCAACGTAGATTTTAACATCACCTTTGACATATACTTGTTCATCTCCAACCACAACCTCAAACTTATTTCTTTGTATTCTTTCTGACCTATCACCTTCTGGTCCCCATTCAACGTAAGAACCAGAACGATGGTAAAGGTGAACTCTTTCAGCGCCTTTGGTATCGTCAAACTCTAATGCATGGCCAGATTCAGATTCGTAAACATTGTTATACGGATACTTTGCTGCATAATACGGGTCTGGTTCAACCTTACTTGCTTTTCTTTCTCTTTTGGCCGCTACAATTTCTGATGGATAATCAGCATCATTACGTGCTAGTCTTGATGTCGTTGGTTCATCTAACTTACGTGGATAATTTGTTGCTGATTCGTATGGTTTGACGGGTGCTGAAGATATCTGCTCTTCTGTTCTTGGATCCGTAAAAGGATCTTGTCTGTTAGGAGACTTCAATGGTATGCTAGGAAAAGAACCTAACATCACCAGTTCTTGTGCATTTTCACCATCGACAAAAAACCCAAAAACCATATCTCCTTCTTTTGGTGTATAAACATTTGATAAATTTATAGGTATACTTGGCATAGCCCAAGGCAACATGTCTGTGGGTAATTGCATTTTATTTGCTGAGTGCCAACCTATACATCTCACACGGCAACGACCTAATTTTAGCGGGTCTTGTCTGTCTTCGACAACACCAACCCACCATATGAAGTTTGCTCTACCAGCAAAATCGTATGCACTTTGATTCATTTAAGTCTTTTTGAGTAATTCATTTTGTTGAGGATTGCTTGTGTAAACCTCTAAGCTGTTAGTCGAATCTGTAGCAATTTCAATTAAAGTTTCATGTTTATTATTTGTTATTGTATGTCTTGCGGCAACTATCAGATATTTTCCGTTCAGCGATACTTCTTCATTTTGAGAATCTTTAGTTTTTCTATTAAAACCAGAGGTTGAAATATCTACATTAAAACCCGATGTCAGTTGAAAATTACCAGGCATAACAACCTTCATTCTTTTATTCACCAGATTTTTAAATATAGCTTTTCTCTGAAAAAGAAAACTTTCGTAATTTTCAACTTTTGTTATGGACTCGGCATCATACTTTTTGATATAGTTACTGTTCTTTCTATTCGCACCAAAAATACTTAATACTTTTCTGGAATCTAATGAAGTCAGATTCGTCGTATTGTCTTTGTTGAATATCTCTGTTCTGTTTGGGTTTTTGTTTAGATGTTCTGTTATACCATAATGATCATCAAATGTTACATTTTTTTCACCAAAACTTCTTGTGATTGGATCGAAGCCTATAAACTTACCAGCATTTACACCACTTCTAATCTTGTCAACAGAATCACCTTGTAATATCATTTCATAACTTCTAGCGGTACTCATCTCTGATAAAGGATCATTTTGACTCAAGTTTTTGGGATCAAAGTTAATTTTTAATATTGAATCTTTATTCAAAAGAGAAGACAAAGATACGTAATTATAGCCAAAAATGTTAGAAAAAAATACAAAGGTAGGAGCATTTTTACCGTCCAATGAACGTTTTGCACACCATTCAATTGCTTCTATGGGCGATAGGTTAGGTATGACAACTTTTCTTACACCAAAGGAGTTTTCAATTAAACCTTTTTTATCATTCTCTAGTTTAAGATATGTTGATAAAATCTTCTGAACGATATCTGTGTATGTTGATTGGTAGCTTTGATTTACCTTTTGTTGCAAAGAAAAAACAAACTCATCTGCAACAAAATGAAGAATGTATTTTTCAGTTGATTGATTTACATTCTTGCGATCTGTTTGTTTGTATATTCTAAAAGACTTTCTAAAAGACAAAAAGTTAGAACTTTTTTCTACATCTATTAGAATAACTTCAGATCCATCAAAACTCAAAGCCTTGGATAAACCAACAGCATCAGTTAGTAATATATTTCCCGACATCATCGGCATAAACAGTGAATCGTAAATATTAATCTCATCATAAATTGCCGAAATGTCAACAGCACCACCTTTAGACATGATGGAGATTTGTTTTACCTTAAACTGCGTTGAATCTAATAGTGATGTGGTCATTCTCTAACGATCTGTTTAAACTCTTCAAAGACATCAAATGCAAACTCTGGTTTTAATAGCTTAATTTTTCTCTTGTTCTCATTCACCTCTACTTCATAATCATAGTATGTAAGTTTTTCTTTACTGGTAGTTTCAGTTATTGTTTTGCCGTTATCTAGTGTATAAGTTACAGAACCAACGATAACATTGGCATAAGTGTTTGCCGTTATCTGAATCTTTTCTTCGATTGTTTTACTATCGGCAGTAACAGCAACAGAACTTCTTGTGTTCACTTGATAATATGAATGCACATTGTTTTCACTTTGTGCCCATTGAAGACCTGTTTGAACGGTCGTATTTGCCGCACCGTTAGCCGAATATTTTTCATTTACATAACTAATAAAATTATTATAGTTCAATGGCCAATCATATTGGGGGTCAATGATATTATTAAATAGCAAAACTATCCAGTGTCTCTCAGCATCACCATAAAGTTTATATGCTATTGATTCGGGAGTATCTGAATCTTTTATTTCATAAGGATAAAATACATTTGAGTTTTCTTTAAGAGAACCTTCAAATGCAAACCTAGAAATTATATTGGTTACAACATCAAGTGCAACCTTATTGTTGGCATCAACACTATAAAAGGTTGATGGATAAAAATTGAAGTAATTTGCCATTGTTTATTTTTGTGCAAATATTCCCTGTTTTTTGTCTTCAACATTCATTCTTGTTGAAGAGTAATCTTGAGCGGCACCAAAATCTTCTTTTGTGACGTAAGTTGTTTCTCTAAATTGAAGAGTCAACTGAATACCAACCGGCATACCTGTGCGACCCAAATCTGGATTATTTTCACCAGGCACTTCATATGCAGCAAAACCTCTAGGTGTATAATTCACCTGTAGGCTTTCTAATATGCAGGATGCTATTGGTGGTATGTTTGGGTTTTGACGACCCGCATAGAAAAACTGAATATCAAACTCGGATGGAGGTATCAAAAGTCCTGATTGTTTACCAGAAATTTTTTCCAATTCTGGAGATTGATGAAACCTAAAACGATCAATAATTTTTTGAACTTCTAACGCTTCTTTTTCATCACGTGGCCAAAAGAAAAACTCAAACTGAAATTGACGAAAATCAGGTGAGTTATAAATCAGTTCAAGCATTGGGTTTACAACACGACCTGTTACACCAAAAACACCTAGACGAGTTGTGTCTTGAGCGCCTGTAACACCACCAATCACTCTTTCACCAAGTGCCTGTAAGGCACCAGTTTTTTTGATCGCCTCAAGTGCAGCTTTACCACCACCTTTTTTATAAGTATCTACCAAACCAGGCAATGCAACAAGTGCTTGACCTAGTAACTCTTTACCAGGAGATAGTCCATCATACGATTGACGACTATCAAACTGAATTGTATCTGGCATGTATAAAGCAATTGAATCAGTTGTAAGTTGAGTTTTATTGATAAAACCAAAAGGTGTTTTGTCACTGATTCGTTTGACTGATGTTGTTATATTGTCGTTTATTCTTTGCTCACCAGAAAGCGGAACTTGAGGAGGATTATTTGTTCCTATCCAACCTTCAATACCAGAACCAATCTTTTGTCCAACTCTTCCACCATATTTTCCCACTGTAGAGGTTCCAGCAGAGATTAGATTTTCAACACCCTTATTAATCTTGTCAGCAAAAGAACTTCTGACTGTGCTTGTAGAGATTCTATTTGAAACGGAAACACCTTTTGATAATTGATCTTGAATAGCCTTCTCAGCATTTGAATCGAAGACTTGACCGCCACGATAAGCAGCGGAAAACTGTGTCTCTTTTTGTTGACGCACAAAGAATATCATGTAATGACCTTTATCTGCGCTACCAACATCTAAGGGATATTTTAAGGCATTTTGTTTGAATCCACCACCAACAGCATCTAAAACGGATAGTGGTCCAAATGTACGAGTTTCTGAATAATTAAATCTTATGTCTGAAAGACCGAAAAATGCCATGATGGGTTCCTGTTCGTTGACTAGATAGTATTTATGCCAAACAAAGGAAGATTTAGACCGAAAAACCCACAGAAATACAAAGGTGATGCAAACAATATCATCTATAGGTCTACGTGGGAAATAAAGGTAATGAATTATTTAGATGACAATCCGAACGTTCTCTGGTGGGGGTCGGAAGAACTTCCTATACCTTATTACAATCCAATTGACAAAAAGAAACATCGTTACTTTCCAGACTTTATTGCTAAAATGCGTAAAGCAGACGGTACAGTGATGACTTACATTATTGAAGTCAAGCCAGAAAAACAAACTCAGCCACCCACACAGAAACGAAAGACCAAGACATTTCTACAAGAAGCAATGACTTATGAGATTAACAAAGCCAAGTGGTATGCGGCTGAAGAGTTTTGTAAAGATCATGGTTGGCAATTTCAAATTTTGACAGAAAAGCATCTTGGTATAAGATAAATATTAGATGGCGAAACGACTTATTGATAGAATCAAGGAATCCCTTGCAAAATCAGGATATGCACCACGGTCACGTGAAGCACGTGCTTGGTTAAAGTCCAAAGTTCCATCACTCAGACCCACCAAAGGTGATCTTATGCGTGATCGTGAACGATTAAGAAATCAGTCTATCATTGGTCGTATGTACTTTTATTATTATGATCCGAAGACGAAAGATTCGTTGCCATATTACGACAGGTTCCCATTGGTGATTCCAATAGAACGATACTCAGACGGTTTTTTAGGGTTGAATCTACATTACATTCACCCAAAGCGACGAATCATTCTTCTAGACAAATTAAGTACAATTCTGACCGACCATCGTTATGACGAAGGCACTAGGTTGAGAATCAGTTATGATTTTTTGAAACGAGCATCTAAAATTTATGAAGCCACACCATGTATCAAACGATACTTGTCTGGCCATGTACAGTCTCGTTTTTTAGAAATAACAGCAGATGAGTGGGATATTGCCGTCATGTTACCATTAGAATCATTTGCAAAAGCATCAGCCAGCAAAGTCTGGTCTGAATCAGAGGACAAATTTTAATGTCATTTTCACCAAATTTATTTTTATCAAATATTAGAGGTAAGGATGGACTTGCCCGACCTAATCGTTATGAGGTAATACTTCCAATACCAGCTTATATTGGAAACTTTGTGACTAATTCGGTTATAGAAAAAATACTGAATTTGCCTAACTCCGCTTTTTCAGAAATAACAGAAGCAATAGGAAATGCAATAGGTCAAAAAAGTGATTCACAAAAAAGTGCAAACCCCGGACTGTCTCGTTATTTGGCACTGCAATGTGAAACGGCTGAACTTCCTGGTAAGACAATACAAACTGAAGATGTAAAGATTTATGGACCAACTTATAAGGTACCATATCAAACACAATACTCAGAAATGTCTCTAACATTTCTTTGTACAAATGAGTTTTACGAACGCAAGTTATTCGACAAATGGCTAGAGGCAATCATGCCTACAGACACCAACAACTTGCGTTTTCCAAAAGGTCAAAACTCAAGATACTTGACCAAAATTACAGTGACTCAATTTGATGATATAGTAAAACAAATCTATGCTGTGAACTTAATTGATGCCTTTCCAATTGGTATAGCAGCACAACCATTGAGTTGGGCGGAAGAAGGCTTTCATCGATTGACTGTGCAATTCGCATATCAAAGATTCGAAACAATTTATGAAGGAAAATATGATCTTGGTGCAACAGCAGCGGCTATATTTGGCACAGGTGCATCAAGATTGCTGTCACTTTAACTTAACGTGAGGTTATTATGCTACCCAAAATAGATGTACCAATTTATGAATTGATTTTACCATTAACGAAAAAATCAATTAGATTTAGACCTTTCTTAGTAAAAGAAGAAAAGATTCTTTTAATGGCAATGGAGAGTGAAGAACCTGATGCAGTTCTTTTGGCGATCAAACAAATATTAACCAACTGCTGTTTAGATGATTTGGACGTAGACGATCTGCCTATCACAGATATTGAATATTTGTTTCTGAATCTAAGAGCAAGATCGGTAAACGAAATTGTTGAACTACCTTATCGCTGTAACAATAAAATTGATGCAAATGGTGAACAGAAAGAGTGTGGCAATATTGTAACACTTCAGATGAACTTGCTTGAGATACGCCCAGAAGTCCACGAAAAGAAAATAGACAAGATTGAACTCAGTCAAAATATGGGCATCTTGATTAAGTATCCATCTTTCAGAATGGTAGAAGAGGCACAAAAACAAGAAGGTTCCGAAGTTGATAAACTAATGAACATACTTGTAGCATGTATTGATGGTGTGTACACAGAGGAAACTATTTTTTATTCAAAAGATGTACCTAAAAAAGAACTTCTTGATTTTATTGAAAACCTAACAAGAGAACAATTCAGTAAGGTACAAGAGTTTTTTGAGACAATGCCTAAGATTAAAAAAGATGTTGATTTTAGTTGTACTAAGTGTGGTTATCAAGAAACGATTACGATTGAAGGACTCCAAAGTTTTTTCGTATAACCTTTTGTTATGATAATCTGAAGAATTACTTTGAAACTAACTTTGCATTAATGCAGCACCACAAATATAATTTGAGTGACATTGAAAATATGTTACCTTGGGAAAAGAGTGTTTATGTGACCATGTTGGTCAACTTTATTAAAGAAGAAAACGAAAAACTGCAACAAGAAAAAATAACAAAGAGTAAGAGATAAAAATGGCATCATTTACAGACTTAGTTCGTGCCCAAAGAGAATCAGGCAAAAGTGCCGCTACTTCTTTAAGTGGTGCTTACAATCAACTAAACATGCAAAGATTTGATCCGAGAAATGCTTTATTTTCTCAGACTGGACTAATGACTGCTTTATTCCCCTCTCTAAAAGGTTATCAAGCAAGCCCTATATCGAAAAAGTCACCGACTTCAATGATATCACCCGAAGTATCTGGTTCACCTACAGCACTCAGTTCAATTGCACGTGATGCCAGAATTAGTGCAAGAAACTCTATGTCGCTACCTTCAATTGCTCGTAACATGGCACAATTGGTTCGATTATCAGGCGGAACACCAACAAAATATTTTGAGGGTGCAAAAGAAAAAGAAGAGAAATATGAATCAAAGTTTGGCGGCGGGAAAAAAGGGTCAACTGGCCTAGGCAAAACCAGTGGTGCTGGAGGTTTCAATATTTTAAGCATGTTGGGTGGATTAGGAAGTATGGCAGGAAGTTTATTAGGAGGTGCTGCTAGTGCAGTAGGTTCAATACTCGGAGGTATTGGAGGGCTACTCGGTGGTGCGGTTTCTGGTGTTTTTGGTGTACTTAAAGGTGCGTTAGGAGGAATGGGGTTTATTGGAATACTTGCAGCCGGTGCCTTGGGTTTATTAATATATCAACTTTATCAAAGCCTGGATTTTTCGGGTCTCAAAAAAAATATCAATAACTTTACTGATGAACTGACTAAAGGCTTAGATAGCTTAACTGATGGTGAGTTTAGTAAAACCATGAAAGAACTTAGAGAGGGTTTTAAAACTTTTTCTTTGCAAGTAACATCTATAGTTGAAACAACAATGGAACTAATGTCAAAATTGGTGATTGCAACAGTGAGAGACATAATGGGAAAAATAGAAAACTTTTATGAAGACATAAGATTCCAAATTACGGGTCAATCTAGAGAAACTAAAGTTGGTCCGGGAGGTATGAATGTTAGTGAAATGGGTCTAACTAGTGGCAGAAGTTTAGAAGAACTTGAAACCAAAAAACAACAAGCACTTGAGATGAAAGGTGAATATTCTTTTTTTAGAAAAGGTCTTAAAATAGATCCTAAAACCGGAAAGTCTGAATGGCAAGATCAAGATATGAGAGTTAAATGGAACCGAGTTTTAGATAAACTGGATGAGAATATTTCTTATGTAAAAGGAAAAGACTTATCGCAGAAACAGAGAACATCAAATGTTTCGGAGACAGTTGAGAATATGTCGTTTTCTCAAAGATATGAGGAAAAACTAGGCGCAAACAAATGGAGAGACTGGTATTCAAGTTCACAATCACCAACACCGACAAAGTCTGAATCAGGAAAAGTCACGTTCAATAGTTTAACAAAAGAACAGCAGAACGCCATCTTAGATATGCAGTTCAAACAAGAAGGAAATAAAAAAGGTGAATTGGCTTATGATTTGAATAATCCAGGTGCATTGATATATGGACCTTTTGCTGCAAAGTATGGAGCCATTCCAAATACAACAAGAGGAACTTTAAAAGATTCAAAAGGCAATTTAGTTCCGTTCGCTCAATTTCCTACATTCGAAGCGGGTAGAAATGCTCAAAGAGATTTGTGGAAAACAAAATATGGTGATATGTCATTAGATGACGCTTTGAGAAAATGGGTAGCGCCAAGAAATGCTGCTGAAGAAGCACAACTATCAAAATATACGGCTGGAATTTATAGCACTCTGGGAATGCCAGCGGCAGAATCAAGAACAGCAAAGGCAGAAGCACCAACACCAGCAAAAGCGCCATCACAAACTACACCAATGGCCGGCAAAACTTCAATGCCGGATTCGGTAGCATCATTGGCATACGACCAAATTACTGCACTTGATAAGTTGATGGGTGGAAAATTAATGGAAGGTTCAACAGTATTAGCAGATATGTTGAGAGATGTCACAAGAGAGTTTATGAATAATCCAACTTTTGTTGATAGTTCACAAACTGTGAACAACACCATGCCACCTGGATTAGCATCAGCGGTTGGTTCTGCATACAATCCAGACGCCACTAATCTTTTGGTTGATAGAGCAACATCATAAAAAACGCCACCCTAAGGTGGCGTCGCAGTTGATTAAGTGGAGGATTAATCTTCTGCTAAAGATTTGAAGTAGTCCAACTCTTCATCTTCAATGTCAGGTGAAGAACGTGGTGTAAAGTCTTCAGCCTTAGTCTTTGAAACTGATGTTGTGCCACTCAATCCCAAAACTTTATCCAATCTTGTTTTCAATTCATCATATGATCTGAAGTGCTTAGGATCAAGAAACTCTTTGAGTGAGTGTTCTTTTTTCCATAGTGCTTCAAGTTTCACATCATCACCATCAAGCAAAGGAGAAGGTGAATCAAACTCAGACTTGTCATAGTTGCGATAGCCTTCAACTTGACGAATCTTTAGTTTAAAGTTTGCACCTTCCCAAAAGTCAAAAGGATTGATTGGCTTTTCGTCCTCAAATTGAGGATTCATTGCTTCTGTAATCTTATCAAAGATTTTTTTACCAAACTTGTACAGTCTTACTTGACCTTCGTTGTCTGGATTTTTAGGATCAGAAACCACATAGATGTTTGCAATATAAAACAAACGGCGTTTCTGCTTACGTGCAATTTCTTTGTTTGCTTCAATACCAGAGTTCCACAACACAGAGTTGTATTCTGATACTGGATCTTTTTGACCAAGTGTAGTCAAAGAGTTTTCAATGTACCAGCCGCCTGGACCTTGAAAGCCATGGTCAAATAAACGAACCCAAGGAAGTGCCTCATCACCATCGGCTGATGGACCTGGCAAGAAACGAATAACTGCCATGCCATTACCTGCTTTATCAACTTCTGGCTGCCAAAAGCGTTCATCTTTGCCAGAACCTTCAGTGGGAGTATTGATTGATTCAACCGCTTTGGTAAGTTTATCAAAAGAATTGCGGTTGCGTTTGAGAGAAGAAAAATCTGCCATTTAGTTACCTCGTATAAAAAGTTGTATTAAATTGTATGTGCATCTTGTCCACATGATTCATTATATACTTTTATATATGTGTCGTCAAGAACAGACTGCACAGTTTTTATCGTTTTAGCCGTTTCTTTGTGAAGAATGCCTATGCCGCCTGCCATATTAAAATCATCAATAACATCTTGGGTATCATCAATGAGAATAATATCTGATTTGGCATAAGTTGCTTTCAAATGACGACCAGGTACGATATTGGCTGTAAAGTCAATGTGATGTCTTTTCAACCAAACCTTTTTCTGTCGCTTTACCTCTTCATGATGCATACGGCCACCAGAAGAAGAAAGTATCTCTACAGGTATATCAAGAGAGATGATGTATTTCAATAGTTCTTTACCACCAGGATACCAATCAAGTGTTTCAAAGTTTTTACCTTCTACGAACTGATTCCATTTATCATCATGCTTTTCACCACGTTCACGTGTGCTTAATGCTTTTTGTTTGAAGATTTCTTTGTATCTTTGATTGAAATCAGACAACACACCATCCATATCAAGATATATTTTCTGTATTCGCATCATATTCTTTCTTTAGTATGAGTTTATATTTCGTTGGCTCAAATGGTATGAACGGTGTGTATTTCTTTATTCTTTTACTGATGTTTGGATAATGAATGGTATCACCAATCTTACGATCCCATGATGATAGGAAACCCAGAACTTGATTGAGTATGCAAATAGTTTCAAGTGAGACTTCTTCATGCAACAATTTGATGAGCAAGTCTGGATACTCACCTTCATGCGACATAAACAAATCATTTGGATTACTATGATTCATTAATGATTCAATTTCATTTGTGAAAGTGTAGGTCAATGATTGAATCACTTTCTGGCGTTTACGATACTCAGCATCAGCCTCATTAGTTAATAGGTGTCCTACCCAAACATTCTGGTCATTAACCAAATTAGCAACAACAAAATCACGGCATATGTCAACATTTGTGAATCTCCGGCTGAGTTTGTAAAAGTGCCATTTGTCTTTACGATTCTCAAACGCACCAATACTTGTGCTTACTTTACCATTGTACTTAAAGTAATCGTAAGAATCTGAATTGAAGTGTAGTTTGAGAGAAGAGTATAAACAAAATGTTTCATATCCCGTCATATCGGTAAACGATTGCCTTTCACTTTTAACATATTCAAACGCTCCGCTTGTTCGTGTATTTTTGCTTTGAGATTTGGAGTTATGAGTGAAGCAGCAACCTCTAACTCCAAACCTGTCTCTTTACAGTGTTCGGTAATGGCCTCAAGATATGTGTAATCTGTATTGGCCACCAAACCCTCTATCTGCATAGAGAACTTCAGCATCTCATCTTTTGTAGGCATTATGCTGAAGGCGGTATTGTATCGTTCATTGTTGAACTAAATGGCCAGTTATTTTGTGGTATGTTGCTGAAATCATATTCAGGCTGATCACCAAGTATAATATAGTCCTCTTCCTTTTCAAAAGGCACAACTTCAATCTGACCATCAATCTGATAACCACATCCTTGCAAGAAATCACGGAATCTATCAAAGATGTCACCAAGGTATAAGGCATTGCAGTTCATTTCTAAATCTCTTTCATCTTCAGCGGAATGAAAGCGAAACATGAATGAATGTTCGTCACTATTGAAACTCATAATATAATCTCCCTTTATTTACGATTAGCAGCGTGTGCAATACAAACAATATCATCACTCTTGGCGTATGAACACCGTACAGCCAATGGGTCAATGCCTTTTGCAATAGCGTTTTCAATATTTGCTGCCATCAGTTTACGGTCATTCAAACCATAAAGACATGTTGCAGCAACGATTGAAAGTAAAACCAAAGTAAATGATACTGTGGTTATACTACTCAATCCTTTTTCCATCATCTTCTCCTTTTTACTTGATAAAATACTCATGAACTCTTCTTTGCTTTATTGTAGAATAAATGTCTGCCTATTTGTGCAGTGTACTTCATATTATTCCAACCAGGTTTTACATAGTCTGCATGAAAGAACAAAGCACCTCTTGTTGGATCTTTAAACTTCTCAGTATAAAGATAAAACGCCAATGCTAACTCAGTAACACTATTGTACAACGAATTGCTCTCTAATGTCAAGAGGCCTTTTCGCATCATATCCTTAGGACGATTTTCACATACCCATGAAAACTGGCAAACGGTGCCGACTTTTTGTTTGACTACACCACAATATGTGTCTGGAAATGTTCCAGAGTGTACACGATTGTGTGTAACAAATGCTACAGCAAGTTGACCTAATCTTGGTTCTAAACCTGCTTCAAAATACATGTTCTGGGCAAGGCACTCAACTTCTGATCTTGCTTGTGGTGATAAATCTTCTAGTTGTACTTTGGGTTGAACTGGCACATTTATTTGTGCGGCGGCATGACCGATGTATACAACGAATGCTGCAAAGATACTACAAATTAATAGTGTGATGTAACGCATATTTCTCCTTTTTAGTTAGAGAGATGCCGAAGCACCTCCGTTCCCATTCAGGCAGCTTTTTTGCTTTGTGTTTTTTCTGCTGTGATATTAGAAACGAATCCATTCAAGGCTTGTGCCTTAGATATGATTTCTGTCTCTGAGGGATAAGTTGGAAAGGCTGGATGATCAGGTATTGCTTGTCCGTTTAGTTTAGCGGACTCTACCTTTACATGCCATTCATTGATTAGCCGTTCTTTATTGGCAATAAAATCTTCCAATAAAAGTTCTTTGGCCATTTTAAGAAGTTCAAGACGAATCTCAAACGGTGTTAGATTACTCATGTGTTTATTCCTGTGTGTGTTTACTGGCGATTGTGTGTGTGATGCCAGTATACTTATTTAGTTATTTTAATCCCACAAACCACGGTAGTATTTACCAAATAGACGAAAACCATTATCCATGCGATTATATACTTTGTTCATACCATCATAATCACATTGGTATGTGTGGTTAGGACCATCTACCATAGTTGATAATTTAGGATTGTCTTCACAAGGAACAAACTTCATATCAATCACACCCGAACGATATGCTTCTTCCCATGAATCGTCAAGCAGATGTTCAAAGGCAAAAATCATTTCATTCAACACCCATTCCCACCGACGATGTGTGATATCCCATGATTCTTTTTGAAATTGCTCATCATCTTCAAACTTCAATCTGAATTGTGATGAGCCATCATCATAACCAGTTATACGAAGTTCTTCTGGCACGTCTTCAATGTCAACCATAGGTGAACCGTGTTTTGTTGCTTGAAGTTGTTTGAGCATTGGCAAAATAATATTTGCCAATGTGTGATCCATTGACCATGTATCGTACTTGTCAATGCGTACTTTGATTTTGCGTTCCTTGTGACTGTCAATCCAATTAAAGAAATCATTCAACCAAGATGATTTGCCGTTTTTATCTTCAGCCAGCCAAGTGCCGAAATCATGAACCCATTCTGGATGCCGTTTGAATCCGTACTCATCAGGTACTTTTTTTACCCAAAAGCAAAGTAGTTCTGCTAATTGGTAAGGACCAAACCAATTTGTATAAGGACCAATATAAACACGCATGATGTATCTCTGAATATGATGTGGACTGTTTTGGTAATAAGGTACAGCCCACTTAAACCCCAGCAAGGCTATTTAAGCAGCCATTGCGTAGTAATTATCGTTTGCAGATAATTTATTTGCTTGATTTACAGTCATCGCCTACTGTGTTGCCTTCTCCACTATCTCACCCTGTCGAAACCAGGTCACCCCCATCAAAAGCACACAATCCCCACTAGAGCCCTCAGAGGTTTCTTTCATCTAGGACAACTATGTGCTTTTGGTGGAGGTGGGCGGAATTGAACCGCCGTCCAGAATGCCTTCACTTCGAAGGAGTTACAACAATTCTTTCTTGTAGCACACAACGTGCCACGATGTAATCTCTATAACGCACGATTGTTGATGCCACTTCATGGCATTCCTCATATGTATCAAAAGTTTTCCATTGTGATTCTGTAACTGAACCTGAAATGATAACCGTTACAATGAGTGCGTATAGCATTATGCCCTTTTTATTTTTCTCTCCAATTCATGTAATCTGTTCATACCAGTTTCTTGCAAATCATAATCATGAAGAGGTTCAACTGGATCATCAATAACTTTATATTTTAGTTTATCAAATTCTTTATGAAACTCGTTGCGTCTTTCGGCATCCCAACTCATACAATGAAAAAATCCACTCTTTGGATGAGCAGAAACATTTTTATCATAATAGTCCATGTATCTTGCACGATACTTAGACAATTCCGAAAATAATAAAGAATCTTTGTGACTCTTCTTTATCTCATCAATTAATTCTTTCAAGTAACTCATTATAAAATATCTCTTTACTTATATGCTGTAAAAGTTTGATTTGGACCAAGCCTTGTTCTACCTTTACCTCTTTCTTCACCAGGCTTCACTTTAACATTGTAATGCACTTTACCTTGGTTTTCAACTTTACCTGATTTAGCAGAAGCATCAAGATGGTGCCAACTACCTTCATGTGAGGTGTGATGAACAGCCAGAATAGATTCTTGTTTATGCTTGTTGCCAACATTTTTTAAAGCATGAACCATTTTATTATGACCTTCTTTACCTTTTTCAGCGGCATGAACTACATATGAGCCTTCATGACTCACTTCATGTTCACCACCGTATTGATATTCACCTTTATGTGGTCCAGACCAACCACCTATATGTCCAGATTTACGGGCATGTTCTAGGTCTTTCTGCATCTCAGTGTGGGCTGCTTTTTTCTTCTCCGGAGTATTCGTGTGAGGACCTTCGGGAGACAATGCTCCAATACTATGCCCGGAGGCCAAATGTTTATTTACTTTTTGTTGAAGTGGATTACCTTCATCTAGTTGTACGTGTTGTTTGAATGATAGCATAGTGCCTCCGACTTGTCAAGCATATTTATCAATATACTCAATCAATGGTTGCCGATAATCATGTATCTGTCGCTCAAACACCTGTGCGGGTCCTTCTTCGGTAGCAATCAATACCACAATGTCATCAATCCAAATACCAGTTCTTTCGGCAAACATCAGGGCATATGCTGTACACTGCATAAAGTAGTTTTGAATGTAGTCTTCATCTTTTTGTTTCGTGGAAGTCTTATAGTCAATGACTGACAATTTGCCATTCCATTCGGCAATTAAGTCTACACGGCCAGCAATACGATATTTGTCGGAATAAAGTGCTTGTTCTTGTGCATAAACTTGACCAACATTTTCATCAATTTTAGGTTTGATTTTGAAGAATAATTCTTTCAAGTCAGGCATCAATAACTGCATCTTGAATTCGTTTATTTCATTCTTCAGGTAGTCTTCACATATCTTGTGTACCTTTGTACCACGATTTGATGCCTTGCGTGACACTTCATTTGCTCGTTCCTCACCAACTGCTTTACGCCATTCATATATGCCTTGCTTATTGTAATGAGAAAGCACCGTAGTGATAGACTTATACTTGTTGCCTTCTGGCGTAGTATACAGTCTACCACTATCGGTGGTTTCCGCTGTTAAGTCAAATTGTAACTGTGGTAAACTTACATGTTCAAATATTCGCATTATGTAAAGTAGTGATTTCGGCTGTGGTGTGGATAACTTTGTCTTGGATACTTCTTTTCTATCTTTGCAGGATCTTCTTTTTCTATTTGTGTTATTTCTGTGGTCATTTCTCTTTCAATCTCTTTTGTGATGTAGTCATTCAGTAGTGCTACTTTTTTCTGCAAAGATTTTTTAGCCATATATGCTCCTTGTGCTAAGGTTCACATAATGTAATTACTGCCCAAACTTTCCTAAATGTTTATCTACAATTCTTTGTGTTTGTGATTCTTTGACACCTTTTTTACCGTGTTTATTGGCAACTGAAGATTGTTTGTGACTTTCTGATACTTTAGACAGAACTTCTTTGAAACCGTCTGGTACTTTACCAGTGATTGATACGCCACTGACAATTGACATGGCGCCAAGATGAACTTGTTGAATGTGTGGATTTTCTTTGAGATATTCTTCTTTGGCAGAAATGCTCAGAAGTTTCTCAAATGTATCACCTGTTTCAGTGTTTAAGAAATCATATACCGGCAATTAAAATCTCCATTCTTATAAATAGGTGTATGTCGCCGGGTAGCAGCCCGCACATACTCTAACATTGTAAAGGAATGTCAGCATGTATATTTATTACGTTTACGCCTACATCAGAAAGTCTGACGGCACACCATACTATATCGGTAAAGGTAAAGGCAATAGAGCATATTCACCACACGGTAATATAAAGATACCAAAAGATAAATCCAAAATAGTTTTCCTTGAAACTAAATTATCAGAAATTGGTGCATTAGCACTTGAACGAAGATTGATTCGTTGGTGGGCACGTAAAAATCCTGATGGTGGTATTTTATTAAATAAAACTGAAGGTGGTGAAGGAACATCTGGCACTATACGACCACATTCAGAAGAAACTAAATTAAAAATTTCATTGGCAAACAAAGGAAAATCTTCAAATTTTAACAATAGAATAAAGGCGTCAAAAACTTGTTTATCAAAGTATGGTGTTGAGAATGCATTACAAACGGAAGAATCTAAATCAAAAATAAAAAAAGCAAGAATAATCTACAACAAAAAACAAGTGCGATGCGTTCATTGTAATAAAATTGGACAACATAGGGCAATGATGCGCTGGCATTTTGATAAATGCAAACTAAAATCTGACATCAAATAGGTCTTATATTCTCAAGGTACCAACTTGGTACTGGACGCTTCTTCCAGTTGGCCAAGTGTGTCTTATTCTTTATATAGTAATTACGATATGAAGCAAGAGAGTCATAATGTAACATTCCACGTGGTCCTGCTTTAGGAACTTTCACATCATCAGGCATAGCTGGTGTTGGTTCAGTAAACACACCTTCACTTATGTTGTTCGGTAGCGCAATTATTGTACTCACTAGTCGTGTTTCAACCGAGTGTGTTTTACCATAGCGATGAGTGTATTCTTTACACAATGCATACCACATCTGATACAGCCATGTGTAATTGCTGTCATTCTGTCGTGCCCAAATATTTGATGGATGACTTATGTGTGATGCTTTCATCAAAACTTCTTCACGTTTATCGGGCAAAAGCCAGCGTTTAATTTTACGATTGTTTGCCGTCAAATCGTAATACTCTTTACCATCAAGAATACGATGCGCCGTTGACATGAGTTGTGCATACTCAATAATCATTTTCACCACGTGTTTATCACAGTGGTATTCGGCGCATTTCCGTGGATCAGGATGAAGATAAAAGATATTCATCAGAAGCAGAGAAAGCGGCAGTTTGTATTCACAGTTTGTGGTGAAGATTTACTTTGTATCTGAACTTGATGCAACTCTTTGAGATGTTGCATTTTGAGTTCTTGCTCACGACGATCATTTTCACGCTGTATTGCTTCGATTTTTGCAATCTGCGTTTTGATTAAATCTTCATTATTTAATCCCTGTGGATTGTGTACAGGATCTTTAGTAATTGTGTTACACGCCGTTAATAGCAACAGCGGCACAAGAAAAATCAACTTACTTTTCGTTTTCATCTTTGTCCTCCGGTGTCATTTTACCCATAATATAAACCAAACCAATAAACTGAACAGCGCCAGATGCACCGGCCATAGCCAGAAGAGCCATGAACGTGGCAATGATGTAGAACTTTTGACGTTCAGTGAACAGGTTACCATAAAAATTTGCTGTAGTAATTGCTTGAATGGCTTGATTTTCAAGTTGTAAATACTTGTCAACAAGCCATGCTTTGAATTTTGACATTTTCACCTCATAAAAGAAGGGGCGCAATTTGCTGTCTCCCGACAGTAGTTGTCGTTTAATATCTAGCGTCAAATTCGCATGATACCCCGAAACTGATTATTCGGTGATTTCGGTTACTTCATCCTCAATCACAGGTGCAACAGGTGCAACGACTTTTGCAGGCTTTGCTGCTTTAGCCTTAACTGGTTTTGCACTCAATGCTGCCAACGATTTGACAGGCTTGTTTGCGAACTTACTGGTAGAAGGCTTTAGTAAGCCCTGACCAGGAACAAACTTATCAGCACCACAAGATTTCAGATATGCTTTCACTTCACCTGAATTTGTGATTTGATAGCCAGTCACAGTACGACCGTTTTTAAGAACTTTCACCACGCCGGGCGTCTTTGTTTTGACTTCCCAAATGTAAGTAGAAAGTTTGTAAATATAAATGTCATTACCAAGTTTAGATTCAATCTCGTCTTTGGTAACGATATCACCCTCTTGCATTAGAGTCAAGAGTTTTTGATAAGGTGTAAAATCACCTGCTTTAGTACGTGCCATAATAAAGGCCTCCATTATCAACAGTAGAAATGATAGTGTAACATGATTCGGACACTTTGTCAAGCATTGTCAAAATCATAACACTTCGTTTTTCCGACCAAGCCCTGCCGGATTAATGCCAGGAGTAACGTATACATAATTACCCTTGTGCATCGGTGCAGTGCAAGATGCTACATCAGCCACAATCTCACGGTCAGAAGATGAGAGTTTGTGATAGTCTTTCATAATACCAGTCTTAGTCAAAGCACCCTTGTGAGTGTCTGGAAGACTCGGAGCATGTGATACCTCACGCTTTACACGATATGGCATCAGTGGCTTGTCTTTTACTTTCTTCGGTGCAGCAGCAGGAAACCGACCACCAGACGGCAGCGGAATCTTGTTGATTGACGAAATGAAGTCTTGCTGTTCTTGCAATTGCTTCTTCGTCAACTTCTTTTTCTTGGAACTGGAATATATACGAATCATCATAACAATACCATTATATCAAGGGTTGAGCCACTTGTCAAGAGGTAATCTTTTCTTTTACCTTAGTGATATGCTTACATTTGTTGTGATATTTGAAACCAATACAAGAGCAAGAAAAATGCTCATTTGATAATGTTACCAAATACTCACCTTTTGAGCCGGCAACTTTGAACTTACGAATATTTGTTGTTGAACCTTTAAGTATTTTCAGATTAACAACATTTGCTAGATTGATAACAGATATTGGAAATTCTTTGTTACCAGTTTGCAAACAGAATTCGTTAGCATTTAGAAAACGATAGGGCTTGATAACGACACCAGTAAATGTTGTCGTTTTAGTAATATAGCGACAGTCTACGGTGACCGTAGAACCAACAGAAGGCAGATTTTTCATAGTATATACATTATACTATGAGCGGCTATCTTTGTCAAGCGTGTTGTATTTTTACAACACTAATTTGTTGCTTTTTCTGTAATAATGGCAATTGAGTTTTGACGATCAATTGAAAGATAACCGTTACAGACAATATTCCAATCTTCTGACTGTTCTTCTTTTTCACTTTGAACTGGAACGGTTATGTTCAGATGTTTGAACAAGTATTCTTTGTCACCCTCAAATACACGCCATACATGATCTGCGGTGCCACGACCGGGTTGACCTCTGCTTTTGTTAAAACGAATTCGGTATTTGTTCATATGATATCGTCTGCTGGTTTCATCGCAAAGTTTGTCTGTGCTTGTACTACGGTCAAATTAAAGTGAACAAACTTTATTGGTTGATTTGATGCGTGTCGGGTAAATGAGTGAGCCAACCAAGAATTTGTAAGAATCAAAAGACCAGGCTTGGGTTCAAAGTTAATCATCTGACTAGCAATCGTAGCGATAGATGAATCTTTTTCGTAAAGGTCAAGTTGAACTTTACCGGGTCGTGGGTCGTGAAATACAACTCTTGAAGATTTGTCTGGAACTTTGAGAAAATAAAAACCAACAATTTGGGAACCATATCCATGTACATGTTGTTCCATCAATGAATGCTTATAGTGTTCTTGTGTCCACATTTCATTAAACATCACATCAAGGTTTTGCATATTGTAACCTTGGCTGTCTAATATATTCCAAGATGTTTGACCGACAAACTGTACGAAGTCCTGAATCCTTGAGTCTTCATAATAATTGCCTGTCATCATCACAGGATATATGTCATCGACTTTTTTTTCTTTGTGTACTTTCGCCAATTCTTCTTCAGAAACTTGTATCACCGATTTCAGAAACTCTGGATGTTCGGCATAATAAATTGGACAAGCAAAATGATAAGCAGTGTTAAGCATAATATATTGTACTTTATTTTAGTTACACGAATATTTATTATTCGTATGTCGGTCTTACCGGTGGTTCACCTTCTGGTTTGATGAATTTATCATTCACCTCTTTGATTGATTGATAAAATTTTGTTCCTTTTCCCGGAATATCACCAGAATCAATTGCTTCCCACAAATTATTTATTGTGACTGCTATATCAGGATAGTTCGCTACACGATCCACAAAATGCTGCCAATATTCGATAAATTTATTCTGGTATTCTAATTCTTTAAAAATCTCATCTCTGGTTGGCGGCTTTGAGCCTGTGTCATCTTCCCAACGTGTGAACTCAAAGTGTCCACCTGATGCCGACATATCATAACGAGCATGTGGTCTAAGTGCTTTAATTGCCGTGTCAATACCACACACAAGTTTGTTGTTGCTACCTATCAAATACTGTGCATAAGAAATATCTTCGTTATTCATTCAATCACCTCTAATAAAATGTTTAGTAATTTATCTATTCATTACTCAAAACTTCTTGATGTATTAATGGATGTTTTGCGAACAACTCCATGGCTTTTTCTGGAGTAATATCTTGCGGTGCTACATCATCAAGTTCATCACCATCACGAATGGCATGTATACAACAGAGCAAACATTTATCTTCCAAAGCGGTAAATTTATGTTTTATGTTTTTAGGTGTAATGATTAGATAAGGCGCCATGTATTCTTTGCTGCCGTTGTCGTGTTCCATTCGCACTGAGCCACGTGCCAGTAAAGTTATATGATCAAACACATGGGCATGACCTTCAATTTCGTCACCCGTTTTCACAAGATAATTCATGTAAACTAAAACATTGTCAGCAATTGCCATTTCTCGTATAGAAGGACTACTCATTAATTTATTCTCCCACTCTTTCAACTCGTAATGGATTATCGTTTAAGCCAGGAACGATCCATTCGCCCGTTTCGGGATTATATTCATATTCATCACCAGGTTTAGGATTAGTAAATTGATCGTGTTCTGGCAAATAGATCATTCCTGGTGCTGCATAGCGTTTACGAATTTTACCATTATAGCTAGTTTTTATCCAACGACCACCAAGTAACTTTTCACAAAATGCTATACCAATACTTTCTTTTTCGTCACCATTGGCATCTGAAGTATCACTATCGGCGACAACAATGATACGTAATACTACGTTATTTTCATTCAATTCAGCAAAATGTGCCATTCAAATCTCCTACAACTATCCAGTTATTTTTACGATTACTATACCATCACCACCAGCACCAAGCGGAGATAATGAAGGAGAACTTCCACCACCACCACCGGATCCGGTATGTCTAACGCCAGCCGTTGCGTATCTTCCTAAAATAAAGGGTGTTCCTGGTCCAGTAGTAAGGCCATCACCACCAATACCAGAACCCCCCAATCCACCAGTGGGCGTAAGGCCATTACCGCCGCCACCCGCAGCATAAGTTTGACTGTATCCCATGATGGCCGAAGAGACTCCTGCGCCACCAGCACCTCCAGCTGATAATGGAGTGGATCCACCATCACCCCCTGCTCCACCGGCACCACCTCCACCGCCACCGGCGATGCTACCCGAAACTGGTGAGCCAGCACCACCATTGTTGCCTTGTCCCGGTGTACCCGGACCACCAGTTCCACCGGTAAAAGTGCTTGGACCATATGCCGCACCGCCTCCCCCCGAACCACCAGCAGCTCCTCTGTTTAATGGACTTGTATTTGGGTTACCACCACCCCCACCACCAGCAGAAGTAATGGTGCTGAAAATAGAGTCAGTTCCATTGCCACCTCTTGCTGGGGCTGCGGTAACTGCACCTCCAGCTCCAACAGTAATGGTTATTGGAGTTCCTGCTGTGATTGGAAAATCAGTACCCGTTCTAAATCCACCGGCACCACCTCCACCACCAGAATTTGTACCACCAGCACCACCCCCACCAATAACAAGATAATCTACCTTTGAAGCACCCTGAGGTGGTGTCCATGCTTGTGTAGCAACAAAAGTATATACAGTGTTGATAAATTTTCTGCTTTTGTATTTGATAATAACAATGCCACTTCCACCAGCACCAGATCGAGATGCTGGGGCGCTTAAAGCACCTCCACCACCACCTCCAGTGTTAATAGTTCCTGGCCCTGCGGTATATTGATTCCCATGACCACCTAGACCACCACCCCCATCACCACCGAGTGCGGCTCCGGGTGTGCCTGACGCAAATGGTCTCCCCCCACCCCCACCGCCAGCGTATGTTACTGGTGTTCCAGTTATAGACGATGAAAGACCAGCTCCACCACTGCTTACAGCTGTGACGGGTGTAGTTGGTCCAACACCCGCAGCGCCAGCACCACCACCACCACCAGCAACTACATAACCAAAACCTGGAACTAACCCCCCATTACCACCACTGTTACCTTGTCCGGGCGTGCCAGCACCTCCTGTAGCATATGCCGGTGAAGCGGGTACTAATGGCTGTACACTCGCTCCACCTCCACCAGAACCACCGGCA